CTGCAACCTTCACTGTTGAAGTGGACGCCTCCGCCACTGTGACTGCTTATGTGGTCCGCACTTACGGCGATTTGGCCAGCCTCCTCACCGTGGGAATCCCCACCCTGGCCGGTAACCTCGTCCTCCAGGCCCCCCTTTCTAGCCTCGTCGCTGCCAAGACTGTGACGGGTGCAGTCACCTCCGCTCCATTCGTGAACGGAGCAGGCCCCAACTCCAATACCGTCTTCACCACTTCCTTCGTCCCTGTGGTCGATGGGACCAACGGTGGAGTCGTCACCACCAACCCCCTCAACATGAAGGCTCTGGTCAACGGCCAGCCTGCCACCATCACCTCTCTGAATGGCCAGACCGGCACCTTCGTCATGGCCTCCCCAGTTCTGGCTGGTCAGACTTTCACTGTCTCTTACTACACCAACAAGTATCAGGATACCTACGACATGATTCCTGCCACTAACGTGGTAAGCATTGATGCAGTGGGTTACGGCCCAAGCCGCAACGATTTTGTCAATGGCGTGGACTACGTTCTTCAGACTCCTCCTAACGCTGATGCCCGTATCCAGTGGGGCGGCTCTGCTTCAGTCATGGCAGGCACTTCCACCTCTGGCTACACCCCATTCAACGCTTCGGTCATCACCGACACGTTGGTTGATGAGATCATGTTCCTCCGCCCTGTCCAGGGAGCCGTCACTGGCAAGAACTACACCTTCACCCTTCCGGATGTCCCAACTGACGGATCCGGCCTGAGCGTTGTTACCAACAACCCCGCCCTGGTTCATGTGTATGTCGGAACCAACCCAGAGGAAGCCCTTCTGGCGGGTGAGGTAACGGTCACTCAGGTAGTTGGAGCCACCTCCACGGTTGTGCTCTACAATCCCCCTCCAATCGGACAGAACGTCTACGCAACTTACTACCGCAACATTCTGAATGACCACACCTTCACTCTGACCGTGGTCAACCCCGGAATTACCGGCCAGGGCACTTACTCCATCGCTGATGAAAAGGGGAATGTTCTCCCAGTCGTCGCCTCCGGAGCCTCTTCAGTCACAGAAGCCGCCTTCACAGAGTATGGTGGGGTCGTATGGCCCAATAAGTTCTCTGATCTGAATGGCGTGGGAGGAAAGAGCCCAGATGAAACCATCACTGTGACCTTCCAGGAAGGGGATGCTCCTTTCGTCATCACCCCTGGTGTTCAGGCCAGCTTGGTCTCCACCGTGAACGTTGGATTGAAATTTGTTGCCACCAACATCGGCACCGGCCCCAACGCTGTGGCCTCCATCCAGTTCGTCGGAGCCACGGCCAAGGCAGATTCCGCCGCTATCGCGGTAACCAGTAATGCAGTGACCGTCTATACGGAAAAGCTGGATACGACCACTCGCACCCTTCAGGATGTCCTCAACCTGTTCACCACCTACCCGACTTCCACTCCAACGACTGGAATTATCCTCGCTGAGACGGTCGGAACCCCCAATCTCACCAATTCGGCTGCGGCTGGAACGGCAGAGTTCTTCGCCAATGGTGCGGCAACCGTTTCTACTCCTCGCTCTCTTCACTACTGCGTGACCTCTAACCGCACCTCCCTCCAGGCCAGCACGGATGGATTTGGCATCACTGGTGGGGCTACAACCCCCCTGAGTTCCAATGTGGGTTCCAATGCGGTCGGAGCTACCGGCTGGCTGAATCAGACCTTCCTGGACCCCGATACGGGCATTCAGTTCACCATTCTCAACCCAGATGATGTTCTGGCTGATCCGCTCTATGGCTTCCAGTCCCTCCCGAGCCCCCGTTACCACTTCGAGCCCGGTGACACCCTCACCTTCACCACCAGCAAGGAAACTCCTCGCGTCACTAGCGTTATTCCAACCGTGAACGTTTACGGTTTGAATCTTGAAGTCATCTCCACCTACGGAATGAACGCAGGAAACACGGCTGTTGTGACTACCTTCAACGCCTCTGGAAATGAGCCCTCTGTCGGAGATTACTACTACATCTCCTACACGACCGAAAAGAAGGCTTCAGACTTTGCTCTGAAGATCTTTGACAACGTTGGGAACGCTTACGCTCAGTATGGTCAGCCTACCCCCGATAACCGCCTCTCCATGGCAGTTAGCTTGTTCGCTCAGAATGGTGGAAACATCTTCGCCTGCCTCCAGGTTCCCAAACAGGCTGGCCTGAATACCGCCGCCGATCAGACCTACATCAACGCCATCAGCACTCTGGCCGCTCCAGTTCCTGGAAACGAGCAGAAGGCAGGCATGATCCAGGTTCTGACTACCAGCCCAACGGTTATCCAGTACCTGAGCCGCTTCCTCTTGACTCAAGCCTCCCCACGCAACAGTGGAGAAGCAATGAGCGTCTACGGCTACGGCTTCAGCGACACTCCTTCGTCCATGATCAGCTTAGCTACTAGCCTCAAGAGTGAGCGCATGATCGGAATCGCTTCCATCGGAGCAATTCTCCAGCTTGTCAACCCCACCACCGGTCTGGCCACCAACTACACGGTCGATGGATCCCTGATCGCCGCTGCAATGGCTGGCATGATGGTCTCCCCGGCAATCGATGTGGCCACCACCCTGACTCGCCAGGGAATCGTCGGATTCCAGGGTCTCATCACCCGCTACGACGACCCCACCATGGACAATATGGCTGCAAGCGGCCTGACTTGCCTAGTGGAGAACCCAGGTGCTCTGATCATCCGCCACTGGGTTACCACCGACAACTCCAGCCCCTTGAAGCGTGAACCAACCTCTCGCTTGGTGATCGATTACGTTCGCCAGACGATGCGCTCAAGCCTGAACCAGTTCATTGGTCGTAAGCTCATCAACAGCACCATCAATACTGTCACTTCAGTGGTTAGCTCCACTCTAGTCTCTCTGGTGGCTGAGCAGGTTATCGAAGGCTACAGCACCATCGTAGTCGCAGTGGACCCCTCTGATCCAACCACTCTGAATGTTAGCTTCACTGTTAAACCAATCTTCAGCCTGCTCTGGATCTCTGTCACCTTGACGGTTACGACTCAGCTATAAACCCTGGATGGGGGACTTCGGTCCCCCATCTATCCTTCTGGAGATTTGAGTGAAGATTCATCCTGTAGTTCAGCATCTGAATGGCACTGTCACAGTGACGTTACAGGCATCGTTTGTCGGTGACTCTACGGATACGACTGACAAGCAAAGAATTGCAGCGTATGGTGATCCTTTGGTGAATCTAGGAGGGTTATTCACTAGTCTTGCTCTTCCGGCCATCGGAACTCTTACCCTTACTGGGATTCCAAATCCAGGTGAAACTTTTGCCATTAGCACTCAACTGTTTACTTGGATTGCCTCTGGCACTCCCACTACAGGGCAAGTTCTTTTAGGTACAGATGCTCCAACTAGTGCAACGAACATTATCACCGCTATCACTGCTGCCTCATTGACTGCTGTCACCGCTTCCATTAGTGGATCAGTCATCACTATTACTGCTGTAACTAATGGTGAAGCTGGAAATCAAATTGCCTTCATAAACACTTCTTCAAATATGTCTATGGATGGCAACGGTACCCTTGGAGGAACCCAGTGGGGTCGAGAAGCCCTTACTTTCCAAATGGGGTCAGCGGAAGTGTTTAGAGGTGTGACCACTCAAATGGCTCAAACCCCCGTGAGTTTCATGACCCAGCTTCCACTAGGATCTCCAGGTCTCCTACCCACTCAGTCTATCGTCTCTGATCCAGTTGATGCTGCGGCTGCTTGGTGTGAACAGATGGACTCGCGTATTTCTTTAGTGATGACAGCCTTGCGAGGAAATGAACCTCCGCAACTTGTTGCGCTTCCTGATTCCACAGTGTAAGAGGTAAAAACATGCGTTCTAACAGACTTAACAACCGATTAAACAAAATGGCCCTTGAGCAGACCGATAAAAAGGATTGGCCCAAGGATGAGACCCTGGAAGAGCTTGATGTTCCGGGTAACAAAGCCGTTGCCGTTTCAAAGGGTGGAAGTGCTGCCTGTCCATGTGGCACTAAGGGTTGCCCCGGCTGTGACAAAGACAAGAAAGCCTCTGGCTGCACCTGTGGGAAACCCGGTTGCCCTGATTGTGGAACAAACAAAAACGCCGATTGGATTGGTGATCTGATCAAACAGACCGTGCAGTATCTGACCCAACATAGGAATGACCCAGATTTGAACCAGAAAGTTCAAGCTCTTCCGATTGCTCGTAAGGTCGGTCCTGCCGCTCTTCAGAATCCCGTCAATCAGTTTGTTCAGGATGGAAACTCCTCTGCTCTGGTTGGAGAACTCGAAACCATTGTCCAAGGCAAGCGGACAACTGCATCTAAAAAGAAAGCTGAGGAGTCCTCCGTGGAAATTGATGCCCCCAAGAAAACAGAAACCCCAGGTGAACAGCCTGAAGGATTTGTTGATCCAAAACGCCCCATTCCTGCTGAAAAGCCAGTCAAGCCATCTGCCGATAATACTCCCAAGGCTGCTAATCCAGAGCTTCCAGGTACCCATCGTCGCGTGAAATTGGATGAGAAGACTGAAGCTGACCCAGCCCCTTCCGCATGGTCGGTTGACAACACTCGTGAGCTTCAGCACAAAGCTGCTGGGACTTTTGATACCAAGAAGCCTACTGAGGCAAAAACTGATCCAGCCCCCTCCACTTTCGCAGTTGACAATACTCGTGAGATGCGACATGAAGTGAAGGAACTCACTACTGAGGAACAGGATCAGATGAAGCGTAAGTGCGGCTCTGATTTGGAAGTATTCACCCCTAAGACCGCTGAAGAAGTTGATATGATTGTTGAGGCTTCAGGTTCATGGGTCGGCCACCGTCTCGCTACTGGCACTTTCCAGAGAGGTATGCCCTCGTTCATTCTGAATGCTTCTGAAGCAGTGGCTGTAATCTCCGCACAGGGCGATGTGTTCGACGCTCAGTCCACCGCCCCCACCAATAAATATGCATCCATCCTGAACCCCACTGAGGCCACCAAAAAGGCAGCAGCCGGAGGTTCTTCAGAAGAGCCAGAATCCGAAGAAGAGACTTCCGTTGATACGGTCGTTGTCTCCCTACTTGAAGCCTGCAAGACCGAATGGACCAACCTCGGTGATCCAGTCAATCCTGCTACTTGGCCGAAAGAAATTGATCGCGCCCTTCTAAGTCTCAATGACGAACTCGTTGCAGCCATTAAAAAGGTTGAGGACAAGCTGGTCGAAGGTGAGTTCTATAGCAAGAACGTTGATGAAGGACTTGAAGGCGGGGGTAGCTCTGTTGGAGTTGGTTCTCTTAATGTCGCCCCTCCAGAAGAGGAAGCCCCAGAATCCATGGAAATGGGTGAAGGTGAACTCCCCGAAGCTGATGGACTCAATACCGCAGCAGATGAAGAAGATGAGGCCCTCCTTCCGGAGGCTCCGAAAACGGGCGGTCTGAAGAGTGCGGCAGCCAAAACAGCCGTAGAGTTTCCTGATGTCACCAGTGCAGAAACCCGAAAAGCTCTGAAATTTACCCAGACTCTCAAAGAGGATATCGCTGACAAATTCTTCGAATTTAAGAAGATCGTCCAGGAAGCCAATGATTCTTCTCTGATTAAAAATGTTGGAGAAGTCTTTGTTGGCTTGAAGACCAAGCTGGAAGATGTGGAAAAGATTCTGAGCAAGCAGCTTCAGGTTCTGGAGACTGCTGAGTCAGCCATTCAGGACAAGAAAGATCTGAATGGTAAGAAATCCTTCCTTATGGCTGATGGTGGGACTCCCTGTGAAAAGTGTGGCGAAATGGTCATGCACTCTCCCTACGGGAAGGCTGAGGGCTCCGTTATCTGTGAGAAGTGCAAGAATGAAAAAAAGGAAGAATCAAAGACTTCCTCAGATGAGCGTGATTGTTGCTCTGACCATGAGGGCACCATCGAGAAAGAAGCCAATCAGTATATCGTGAATCGCCCTGGCAAGGACTCAGAGGGTAACGAAGCCCCCTGGTGTATCCTTCAGAAGGGCACGGGTAATATCCTGAGTCGTCATAAGACTAAGGAACTAGCTGAGGAGTCTTTCTCAGGTATGGAACGCAGCAAACACGGGTCTGCTTCTAAGACAGCAGCTTGTCCGGTTTGTGGGGCCACGGTGATGCAGAATGGTAAGGACACGAATGGTGTGCTCTGCCCCAACTGTGCCAATAAGCCCTCCACACAGACCCCAGGAGCCCCTCAGAACACCACCCCAGCCGCACCCAAGCTGCCTCAGAACGGACCAGTCAGCCCGTCTCCAATCAAGCAGTATGGCTCTAAGTCCAAGTTTAATGGACTTAATCTCGCTGCGGCGGGAGAGTAAAATGAATTTTGTATCTACTGAATCCTACTCTGAGGGTTCAATGCTTAACTTGCGTTCCAATAGGGGGATCTAAACATGGCCAATTCACCTTTCACTGATAGCTATCTTTACAGACAGGGGACAACGGCCCAGACTAAGACCGTTATCTCCAGCCGCTTCAAGATTTTTACCCATGCGGTAGGAGTCGGGAAGTTTGTGAAGATGGGTGTCACCTCCAGCTTCAATATCTCAGAATCAAAGAATGTAGAAGCCATTCGTGGTCTGGGTTATGGGGACATCGTTGCCGAGCTTGTGCCCGGTATCACCCAGCCGATGACGCTGACGATCAACCGCACCGCACTCTACCTTGCCAACATCATGCAGATGCTGGGATACAAGGCAGGCGTGAGTGGCTTGGTTCGTAGTCTCAAGCATCACAAATGGCCGTTTGATATCAAGACCGAGATCGCTTTCTCAGAACTCGCCTCCATGGCTCAGAATGTCGGTCAGGCCGATTTGGCTGATGTGGCCGCAGAGGGTGGACTCAACAACACTGGCAACCCTGGCCTCTACGCAGTTGTCACGATCTACGAGGGCTGCTGGATGGAGTCCTACACCAGCAACTTCCAGATCGAGCAGGCAGCCGTTACCGAAGACGCAACCATTATCGTCACCGATGTGTTTGATGTCAACGGATCCGTCTACGGAGATTTCATCGACTCCGGTCTGGCTCCTTCAGACGTTACGGGTGCTTCACTCCTCTTCTCTGGTGCCACTTCCTAATGAACGAATTACTCAAGAAGCACTCGCCCTCAGCCAATAAAGAGGCGGGTGCTTCTTTGCTCGTTCGGAAAGAGGCTGTAGATGCGCTGTTGACTGAAATGGCTAGACCCGGTGTGGGTACCACCTATGACCGAGACTACCAGACTAAGCATGAGAATCCGTACGCTGACTCCCGTTTTGATGAAGTCCCCGTCAAGGGTGATCCGAAGGAAGCATCTGATCCTAATGCCAGGATGCTCCAAACAGATATGGTGGACGGACACGAACGCCATTACCCTCAGAAAGACAAGAAAATCATGTCAGAAACGACAAAAGAAGAGCTTGGAGATGAGCAGGGTGAGGATTGGATCCATCACCACAGTAGTCTGACAGCCAAGAATCACTCCTATGATTTTGAATCGGATCGCAATAAGAAAATTGCGAATAGAGTGGCTGCCAACCGCTACTTCAAGCAGTATGTGTCGGCTGAAAACGTGAAGACCAATAATGACATTTTGATGGTCAATATCCCTCGCGGAAAAGTTGCTCAGGCGGAGTTCGGGCCTACAACTATGATCCGGATGGAGCGGGAACTTTCCGCAACTTTGAATGTACGTGCTAAATATGCACATGTAGTGCTCAACGCTGGCTTCGATGGAGTTTGCTTCGAGTTCATGTTGGTGTAAGATGTTGAAAAAGCAAGCCACTGGCATCATCTCAGACCCCATAATCAGCCTCCAACAGTGGGATAGTCTCCACGGGGCGAAGTTTGGCCACAAGAACGCCTCGTTCTCCAAAATTGCTGGCAATACCTCTAAGTATTTGCTCTCTCACGTGACCATTATGGCCTCCGTGATGTGTGAAAAAGAGCCTTCAGATTGGCTGATTGTTCCAGAGTGCTCCTATCTGGTCAATAACAATGACGATGGCTGGGAAAATGAGGTTTTGAAGCTCAGTTATCGTAGTTTTGTTGGTGCGTTCAATTTCCTTGAGCATTATCAGAACTCCAAAGCGGCAAAAGGCCACATCCTTGATGCTGTGTTGAGAAAAATCAGGATTAGTGGGGAAGTTTGGGTCTATTTCGTGGATCTTCTCGTCGCCACTGATCTGGCTCACGAAGATCTTGTTAGCAAGATTAGAAGTGAGAAGGTTAAGTACCTTTCTATGGGCTGTGTGACTGATTTGGTCATCTGCTCTTACTGTGGACAGCGGGTTACTGACAATGGTAATTACTGTTCCCATCTTCAATATAACAAGGGCTCTTTCCTCCCTGACGAAGACGGTATTCCTCGTCGTGTAGCTGAGCTTTGCGGACACAGATCTCTTCCTAATGGTGGAGTCAAGTTTATCGAAGCATCATGGGTTGCAATCCCAGCTTTCCCCGGTGCCTCTCTTCGGACTATCATTTCCACTGAGTGGGAAGGCCCGAAAACAGCCTATACAAAAGACGCTGGGTATGCGAGTAAAGCCGCATCCCAACTCATTCTACCTAAACCCGATGCGGTCTATGCCGAATTGGGTAGGTTGAAGCTGTAGTACGTTTACTAAAACTAGAGAGTTTACAAACTTTCTGAATCAAGGAATAGAGAGCCTATTTCACCACCAAAAAGGAGTCAGAACCATGGCCGAAGATCGTAAGTCCCTGAAAGAACGCCTCGCTAGCATCCGAGAAACAAAGCAGTCTACCCATAAGGAAGCTAAGATTCGCGTAGCCTCTGCATGGACGCTTGCCAAGTCGTTGCTTCCGACCGCTCCGAACGAAATCCAGTACAAACTCGCTTCCTCGCTCTTGGCGAATAGCACCAAGGCACTGACTGCAATGCTGCGTCAGACGGCCATCAATGCTCATTATACCAAGATTGCCGAGAAGTTCGAGCAGGTACACAAAGTTGAACTCAATGAGTTCCTCGAAGATGAGTCCTTCCTCAAGAAGATGAAGGGTGAAGTCGAGAAGGAATTGAAGGGTGAGCCCAAGACTGCCGACTTGAACAAGAAGGCTGATGAGACTGAAGAGCCCAAGAAAGATGAGGCTCCAAAGGATGAGGCCCCCAAGGACGAAATGCCCCCAATGGGTGATGTTCCCCCAGAAGGTGATGTTCCTCCAGTTGATGAGACGGTTCCTCCAGTTGACGAAACTACTCCTCCGATGGATGAGACGATGCCTCCTGAAGGTGGAGCCCCCGCTGGTGAGCCAATTCCTGACGAAAAGAAGCAGGAACTCCAGGAAAAGATTGACAATCTTGAAGCCGATGTTACTTCCCTTGAGGAAGCAATTGAAGGCGAAGAGGAACTCGATTTCACCAAGATCTTCAACGAAGACGACATGGGCGACAAGACCGATGCGTTGGCAAATGAGGGTGAGGGTGAGGAGTTTGGTGAGGATGGTCTTCCCGTTGAAGCTGATGGTGGCGCAGGATTCTTCGGATCCGAGCCCAATGAGCTTGAAGAGGGTGGAGCAACCGCATCCCCTGAAGATTTCTTCCATCATGCCTCTCGCTATGACATCTCTTCCCTCGATGTGCTGCTTGCCGATCAGAAGGTAGCTGCAAAGGTCCAGGGTGTGGATGATCCGATTGTCGAGCGTGGCGATATGGCTGATGATCTTCTGAATGAAGGTGGAGTGCCAGACGCTGAGGAAGATCATGAAGATGTGATCCTCTATGAGGTTCTGAAGACCCTAGGCGTTGACAAGTATGATCCGGGTGCCAAGCGTGAGGGTGAGCCAAAGCTCGAACCCCCAAAGAAGTCAGTCGCCTCCAAGGCCCCTGCCAAGCCAGCCGCTAAGGCCGCTTCAATCCGCAGTCTCGGCAATGTCAAGACCGCCACGGATATGAGCAAAGAGCAGGCAATGCTTGCTAACCTTGTCTTCACGGATGACATCTAAAATGAAGGTGGTAGTCTCATACGGAATTTCCTTATGAGTGGATTGAAATAAACAGTAAGCAAATAGCTCTCTGAATATCGGCCCCTTACATGAGGGGCCGATTTCTTATGTGGACTAATGAAGACCCAACCTGGAATCTTATTCGTATTCTCAAGGATAAAAGAATGATGACTCTTAAAATTTGGGAATCGCTCAAACAACGAGCTTCCAGTGCTAAATTTTATTATTTTACAGACCCCTATTACCCTGATTTTCAGAATAAAGTCTATACGGCTCAATATGTTCGAAATTGGATGTGGATTTACGAGCAATTTAAGATCAAAAAATCTAATCCTGATTATTCTAATCCTACTGCTAGTTATATGAATATGAAGTACAAAGTTCTCATGGATGATGTGGAACATCCAGAAGAATGTAAGTGGGTAGAAGTAACCGGGCTCAATCTTGATGATATGGATTCTTTTTCCAGTAGATACGACTCCTTTTTTTATCAGGGTGATACCAAATTACAGGTAATTAGAGAATTCCCTCTGGTAACTTTTACTTCTCAGGTGGCAGAATTACTATAGTGGCTCTCCCCTTCTTCCAACCCTGCTCCAAGAATAGAGGCAGCTCCTCTAAAGACACTCTTTTGCTGCACCCATTTTTATTGATCCATTTTTTTCCTTTACAATACATATTTCCAATCTTTAGTTTTGACATCTTCTCTCTAAACTTCGCATCACATCTAGTTTCTACATTATTCTTATTTGCTTCTGACACTTGCCTGCACCATTCTTCATCTCGTCTAATACCATTATCTCCTCGTTTTTTAGCAATTTCAGACATTAATTTCCTGGTTTTTTCAGAACGTTTTACACCTAGATGGGAACCAGCAGTGACGCAGGTATTGTAAAGTAATACCCCCTCTTTTTTTATTCTATCCATCCAGTACTGTTCACGGCTTAGCAGTGTTTCACGGGTGCAGTTGGTTTCTTCCAACACAGTCCAGATAAACGAGTCAGGCCCATACTTATCCCAAGCTCTCTGGAGATGCTGATTGCTGTGAACTCCCCTAGTGAGTTCATTGTGATGTCTCCTCCATCTTCGATAGAAATTAATGGCAGAGCCAATATATACGACTCCACTCAGTTTATTTTCAATTTGGTACACCCCTGCCCTGGTGTCATATGGAAATGGGTAAATACCTAGTGGTCTTGTCATTCTAACCTCTATATCTAATACTGGAAAACCACGTTATATAAGTAACTTTGTTTTGCTAATATCCCTTCCTCATATGCACAAGCGACTCCATCTTGTAGCGATCTCGCCACCTCGGCTGATCCATGGAGAAGCGAAAAATCATATATAGGAGAGTAGAGAATGTATCTCGAACTTAATATATATCGGGTCGGCGCAGTGGAAACATTACGTTCGTAAGGTTTAAATTCGGTGAACGCTTCCAGGTAACCCTGATGCCAACGCCGAGCGAAGCAAATCATACGGTGCTGAGATTTGAACGTGTAGAGACTATAATAACCCATCTAACTTGAAGAAATTTCAACAAGATGAAGGCATAGTCCAGACCACAAACACTAATGGTAGTGGCAGTGAAAACTGAAGTGGTAGAGAAAAATTTCCTAGTGGGTCTGAAAACCACAAGTGAAACAAATGCGAATATTACGGTCAGAATGACGGAACTTGCGTCCCCAATCTGACTCTCACAGGTGATCCTGGGACTGATAATGCTGCATTGACTGCTGCTGGCTATAATTCTGGAGCCATCGTTAGCATTCTTTACAATGGGGCCACTACCCCTGGCGTTCTCAATCTCATCGTTCACCCTCTGGACGGCGCAACCTCCCTCACCGGAGCCGCTCCAGAAGTCCCCTACGGCTTCTTGCTCTTGGGTGCTGGCCAGTTCTCGTCTTCCATTACCCCTTCGGGTTCTGGCAAGACCCCTGTGGTCCGCGCATTCCCCAAGTTCAAGGTTCCCGCCTCTCAGGTGACAGGCAGCACCCCCCTCAACGGTCAGCGTCTCTACACTGCTAACGTTGGTGGTTCGGTTGGTCCTGGAATGTTTACGGCAACCCCTGGTTCCGCAAACACTGCCGGATCCATCGTCGTGGGTATCTGCACCCACCCAATCTCTGCCACCGAGCCCTGGCTTGGCGTTGCTTCGTTCTTGTAAAGGGAGACAAATACAATGACTATTCTATCCCGCACCCAAGCACAGACCGCCCAGCTTGGTCAGATTCTGAAGACCGCAGCCGGTCGCCAGAAGCTAGCCGCCGCTCTAGGCCCCTCTCTTCGTCGTCGCCGTGACTACATGTCAATCGCCCGTAAAGCATTGATGGTAGAAACACTTCCCGATGGAGCCCTCCCGATTTACGACAAGGAATTTGACGAAACCGGACGCAGCTTCGTGCAGGCGTTCGTGGTCGGTGAACAGGGTGGAGACGTTGTTAACGTTGCCAATCCTATCCGTGTCACGGTCCCCACGTTTGAAATCGTGTCTAACCCCATGATTCCAATCACCCAGATTAAAGAGCGCAGATTCGACATCGTTTCTCGCGCACTCAATCTGGCGAAGGCCGAAGTCGGAGCCGCCGAAGACAACCACGTTTTCAATATGTTCCTCGCCATTGACGCAGCAGCCACCACCGCTACTTCTTCGACCGGATACACTGATTACGTCTACAACAAGAGCCTTGCCTATACCGTTTCTTCAGCTTCCGGACCTTACGGCCTCGCCGTTGATCCCTTCGCAGATGCCTTCGGTATGGTGCAGCGTCACGACCTTTCAGTCGCCTACATCTTCATGAATCCTCGTGATTATGTGGACATCCTGAAGTGGACTGATGACAACATCGACCGTGAGACTCAGCGTCACTTGCTGAAAACCGGTATTATGGGCTATCTCTGGGGCGCAACGATCTTGCAGTCCAGAAAAGTCAATTACGGTGATGTCTGGGTCATGGCTGATGCCGAGTTCCTTGGTGTCATCCCTGAGCGTGTCCCCCTGACCGTTCTAAGTGCTGACCGCCCTGACCTTCGTCAGATCGGATTCAGCGTGTTCGAGATCCTCGGATTCCTGATCTTCAACCCATCAGGACTTGAACGTATCGTGATCACCCGCTCCTAAAATCCAGATAAGTCTGGTAAAAATGAGAAAGCCCCAAGAAATTGGGGCTTTCTTTTTCTCAAATCGAGTATTAACTTAATATCCCCCTCTATCTTATAGAAGGATCTCATCTATGGAGAACGCATGACTCAAAAATGCTATAAATTCACCCGAGACGTAAACTTTCCTCAGAAGGGACCAGATGGGAAGACTCCCAATGGCTTTACGGCTCTACCAGGGGATACGATCACTCAGATCGCTCACACCACCTATCAGTTTTCGGATGGGTATAAGGAGCGTGAACTTACCCTGACCGATCAGGGCATTGAGACCATGCTTGGTCACGGATGGCTTGAAGAGATCGGTGTTGAGGGTGAGGAAGGTGAAGAGCAGGAGACCTCCACGGACCCCTATGAGATCATTGCTGCGGCTCAGGCCCAGATTGCTCAGGCTCAGGCTGCCATCAATCAGGCAACTGCCAATAAGGCTATCTCCAAGGCTGCGGCCTTGCGTCCTGCAAATCGTTCCAATACCCCTACCGCCAAGCCCGTTCCGACCCCCCAGGCCCCTCGTCCCGTCCCACCTCCAGCAAGACCAGTAGTTCCGGCCCCTACTCCCAAGCCAGCCCCCAAGCCCCTTCCCAAGCCTATCGGAAAGGTTGTGGCCCCAGCGGCTCCGGAGCGGACATCCCCCATCCTTGAGTCTGCTCTGGGTGAGGATCCTACGCAGGGTCATGGTCAGCTTTCTGAAGCTGAAGCAGTTGATGCCGTTCTCTCCAGAGTTAAGAGGGTGAATCGCCCCCGCACCCCAGCAGGATCGGCAAAGGGTTAAAATGCTGCATCAGTATCAGTCAGATCGTGAGTTGAAATTCCCTGATCAGAGGCTTTACACCAAGCCGGGGGATATTTTAATGTATAACGACCTAACCTTTGCGTTGACCATTTATCGGAACTCAGTTTTGATGGGGACGGTTCAGTTCTCTCGAAGCGGTCTTCAAGAGTTCTTGAGACTTGGTTGGGTGAAAAAGCCGACTGAAATCAACTCTCTTCCTAATCTTCCGGTTCCCCCAGTGTCCTCTTACATTGTAGGGATGGATTTAGGTTTCGGTGAAGATAAGTCGGTAACCGTAACAGCCACCCAGACTCTCGAAGGGGACATCAAAATTGTGGATATCACAGAAGTGAAGGGGATTCCTGACTCTATGCTTCCTCTGGTCCCTGGCATTACCCCTGAAGATCGGGTAGTGGAAACCGCTGACATCCCTAAACCACGCAAAGCGAAAAAGTCTTAGACTATTGCCCTCTCTTATGAGAGCGACCAATGTCCGATAATCCCAAGCAGCCAGATGAAGTGTGGGTGAGTATCCCACTCTCCTATCTGGCTGTATCTCGTTATAAAATTGCTTTGAATATCAGGGAGCTTACAACCCTGACGAATCAGTTCAGCTTGAAGTATGTTAAGGGTTGTGTACCCACATTGATCCGCTCCCTCCCTAAAGAGCTTTCCATGCAATATAGGGTGAAATGTCAGAAAGAGGATTCAGATCCGGCTGGCCATGAAGTTAGGGTCAAGTTTGATATCTCTCAGGTAACCAAAGACACCACCCTGAATGACCTCCAGGTTCGCTGCTCCTGCACATGCCCCGCCTTTTTGTATTGGGGGGCTCAGTGGCACCTTCATGAGAAGGACGGCTTAGAAGGGCAGCCAAGGCCCCTCTTACAGGCCCCCCAGGAACGGCTAGATCTACGAAATGGATATCTGATCTGCAAGCATGTGAAAGTTGTTGCGGATCGAATCATTCCCTCCATCAGCAAGGTTATCAAAAACATCTCCAGAGACTTGTTGGTTCAAGAGAATAAGTCTCGTGAAGAGCAGGAACGTTTGGACCAAGAGGCTGATGAGAAATTGCAGCAAGCTCTGCCCCATGAAAAGGGCAAGCCAGTGGCCCCGCGACCCACTAAAGCTCCGCAGGTTCCGAAGCCAACTCCTCCGCAGAAGGCTCTCACTCAAATGCAAGGTCCGAGCCCACAGGAAGTTCAGCGTAGACAAGATCTTCTTCAAAAAGAACAAGATCGCTTGATGGATCTTGTCATGAAGCCCATCGAACAGGCTGAGTCTGTGGAAGACATGAAGGAAAACCCAAGTAAGCCAGCAAGGCCCAAAAAGCCTGAACGGAGTGGCCTGGATATGGGACTCCAACCCGGTCAAAAGGTTCGAACACGTAAGGGAGTTATTTGATGAAAAATGCCGCTCTTCCAGATACTACCAACCTACCCAAGCAGCCGATGTCCAAAGAGTTTGATGCGGTTCGCCGCACCTATCAGGCTATGGTGGATGAGAACATTCAAGCTCTGAGTTGGAGAGAGTTCCAGCAAAAATTTCAGCAGGCCGTAAAGCAGTACCCTCAATTATTCACTGAAATTCGTCATAATAAACCCACTGTTCAGCAGTCTGATCTGAAGAGTTGGATTGACAAGCAGCAGAGCCGTGGCAACTATAATATCACTTACGACAAGTATCATAGCCCCGAGCACTCTTATCGAGATGTAGAGCAATTGGTCATGCAGTTGAATAGAGGAGCCGATGCAAACAAAATCTTGGAAGAGGACTCCCCGCTGGGTCAGTTTATCGACATGGTAGGTCAGGCCAGCGGCCCCTCCGGACACCCAGCTAAGCGAGATACGGTGGGCTGGCTTCGAGTTGATTTTGTGGATGAGGACTACCTGTTTGTCGATGAGATTCAATCTGATTTAGTGAATGGGGTATCGCAGGCCCAGGCATTCCTCAAACACCCTAATTACCAATCATGGTACAACGCTCAGAACGAGGGAGTCAGAACTCAAATTGACGCAATTCCTGATGCGAGGCAGCGTTTTAATGGGGCAAAGGGTCAATTCCAGATGATGGGGTATACGGTTGAGAGTCTGGAAGAGATCAAAGGCAAGCTGGTCCAGTTATTCGAAGACTGGAGTGAGTATGCACTGGCTACGATTCTGGAGATTGCCCGATCCCATGGAATCAAATATGTGGCCATCAATAGCTCTGATAGCATTGCTACAAGAGACCCCTCTGTAGATCCGCAGAAAATCAAGATGTATTACGATAATCTGGCAAAATCCTTTGGATTTAAAAAAGAGAAGGTCGATACGGGTCAGATTTCAGGCATCTTCTGGGTTCGCAAGGCATCTATTCGCTCCTACCTGACAGCCCGGTAAGGACAAGTCTTCATCACAAATGGACTTCCTAATTCTTAGGATGTAGACTTTTACTAGGAGCCCCTATGACTACAAAAATTGCTGCCGCTGACGCTGAGGCGATGAACAACCTCTTCGCTGAAGAACTCACCAAGACAGGTTCTAAGGTCGCTGCTGGAGAAAAGCTCCAGTGCTTTGACGATCACAAGGAATATGTGTCCACCCTCGAATCCGTCTTGAGTGACGACAAGAGCGATGCGTGGGAACCAAATGACATGATTCTCGACTAATCGAGATAAATAATGAAGCTCTCGGCTGGCCTAGTTCTCTCAGGTTTGAGAACACAAGAACAAGGACGGATAAAATCATCCGCCCTTTCCCGTTCTGTGTTTTCAAGTCTGGTGAGAATTATGAGTTTCAACGAGGATTTCAACATCTATGTTCATGAGGCCCTAAAGGCTCATAATCTCCCTATCGATCCTAAAATGGATTGGGCCAAATGGCTCAATAGAGTGTACCGGACCAAAGTTGCCCCCAATAACGAAGAAATGCGTGATGAGGCAATCCACGAAGTCCTAGTCCACCACCTGTTTGAAGAAAAGTCGGATGTGTTGAATAAATTTGACCCGGCCCGACTTTCTGAGAAAATTCAGCAACGTCCTCTCGAAGAGCAGGTTTCCTCTTATCTGAAAACCTGCTTTATTTTCATGATGGGGGATGCAATCAAGTATCTCCGGAAGATGTATCCTGAGCAGGAGACCGCCATGGGCCTGACTACGGAGGATCCTAATACTCCGAGTATTCTCAATAAAATTCAGCATGGGGTGGTCGATAAGGAAGAGGAAGAGCTTGTGCAGAATGTTGAAATGCGTAAACTTCGTCATGCTTTCGACGAATGGTGTACACGAAAGCTCCGTCCCGCCACAGCTAAGCAGATCACTCAGTTTTTTGACTTGATTATCATCTTTGATGGTGGTCAAGGAGAAATGCTGGATGAGTTCGCCGCTCGTTCTGGGGTTAGTCGTGCGAGAGCCAGCCAGCTTCTTTACCATGAACTGCCCCGCTACCTACGTCAATTTTCTAGTTCCCCGGAAGGAAAAGGTTTCAGTCTCGCTAAGCGCATTCGCACCAAGATTGAAAATGAAAGGCATGAATCCGAACAGCCTGCGGTCGAACCAGAACCAGAACTTGCCCCATCAAATCCCTAATCCTTTGGAGGAACCCTCATGCGTGAGAAAAGAGAACTAGAAACCCCGGTTGTTGCCGCTGAACAGCCTGTAAAATTTGCCCGATTCAAGCAAATTGCCAATGAAGATCCTGCCGCTCTGTCGGATGCTCTTTGTGAATTATCAGAAGCATTTTCCAGTATGGCAGAGGCTTCGGAAGCACTGATCGAAAATCTCGATCTAACCCCAACCCCAAAAGAAGCCTCTATTCGTGAGAAGGTAGCAGCCCGTAAGAAGTTCGCCACTATGTTGAAGAAACTGGCTGAGGAAGCTCCTGAAAAAGTAGAAGAAGCTCTCAATGAGATTTATAATGCCGTTGATGAAGTAGCTCTCGCAATTGAGAATCTTTCCAGTAACCTCGGCTTCTCTCTCGGTGAGACTTCTGAGGAACCAGTTGAGGGTCCAGTAGATGAGGTTGAGATCGCTGAAGAGCATCTTGGTGAGCCCCCAGTTGCACCAGCCGAAGAAAAATGCATGATGTAATGCATCACAAAATCAAGTTAAACTGCGTGATAGGTAAAAATTACCCTCACGCAGTTTAGTTTATACAGTAATATACAGAAGAATCACATCTTAAGGAGCTTGATTTGGCCGAGAACAGCCCGTACTTCGAGTCAATTGTAGCATCAAGAGCTATGTTGCTAGATCCAGACGATTACCAAGGAGACCATACTCTATCGTTGGAAACTCAGGCAGATATGGTATCTCAAAGCACCATATCTTATATCCAAGACAATTTTGGCAAATTTATGGAATATTTGAAGTTCTTGAGTTTTGAGGACCAAGAATTGCTCCTATCCTATTACCTGCTCAGTAAAACCCAATGGTCAATAGCCAGACTTCATGGTTCCACACAAACTATTTGCAGTTTTAAACTCAGATTAGCCATGAAACGACTCGGCACCTATATCCTTATGGGCATCCCCTCCAAAGAGAAAATAGATAGAACACTAGAGACCATTGATATGGTTAACTTCTACCCAGAGGAACGAGCCGTTCCCATCCCCTACTCTGACATGATCGATCTCTATGCCAAGACCCGCTCCTTCAAGACCGTAGCATTGGCGTTTGGGGTAAAACGTCCTGATGTGAGGAGAGCCCTCTCTACCCTTTCTAAGACGCTTCTAGCCACCAAGGATTCCCCTACGCTGGCTCTAGGAGCCTATGTGTTTGGACTGATAGATAAAGCCTCCGCACAGGGGAGAGGACTGAGCCAACGAGAACGTGCCAAGATATGCCCCATTTACCGTCGAGATCCAGACATGTTGGGGAAATTTGAAATTAACGTAGCGGCCCCAGAGTTTGACCATTTCCTTCTGTCCCGTGCGAACAATTAAGACCATCGCTAAAAAAGACTATCTGACCCATTAATGAAATGGAGTCGCACACCCATGCAAGCCGATATTAACCAGCAAGTTTACTACCTATCTGGCAAGACCCAGAAGCTGGCGTCTTCGAAACAAGCGTCAGACAAAGGGTTGAAGAAGGCTGCGTCGATGGGACTCATCAGAGTCGCTGGAAACTTTTTCGAATGCCCAAGCAGCAAGGATTTATGGAAAGTGGACGGGGATAAAGTGAAACGTGTGTCTTCAATAGAAGTGGACTTCAACGAAAAACTTTCCGCAGCCGACCCTGAAGATCCCAATGGATATTTGAAAGATATCCTGGCCCAACTCGATTTCTAAAAAGGTAAACCCTAATGGACGACAACAAGCAATTTTCTCTTATCGATTCCTTCCTTCAGGACGTAGAGCCCGACTACGGGAACATTGGCTTGAAAAAGCCCCAGAAGATGGATGAGCAGTTCACTGACGCCTCGTCCCAGGTGGACAACGCCTTCCTTGATCAAATTGGGGGAAGATCTGAGCACACCGTTGTTCCGGCTGGCCGAACCGCCGCTGGAGGTCGTGAGACCAAACCAATCAAAGATGCGACCACGGGTGACTCTGCTCTGGCTGATGCGTTCAAGGCCCTTGGAGCCGTAGAACAGCATAATGAACTTGATGTGATCACAGATGCGGAAATCAAGAATCGAGTCAATTACCTCCTAAGCCTGGGGCATAAACCTAGTCGTGTTGCAGGTATGATGGAAAAGATGGCTGAATCCGCTCTAAAGGTCTATGACAAGAAGACTACAACCGAGTTCCTTAAGGATCAGGCTGGGCAGGCTGGGTTAGCCTATTTGGAGCCTAATTTCTATATGAACTCCTGTGTGGCTTCTGCCAAGGAGATTCAAAAGAATGGCCACCTGAACGCCATGTCAGTCAAGAAAATCGCCGCCTGCCCTGGATGCAAGTATAACAACTGCGGTAATTGCACCCTCTACAGTCGCCCCATCGTTGCTTCAGCCAAGGAGCTTGAGACGGTGGTCAAAGCGAATCTAAAAGCCAAGGACATTAAAATCGCTGGAACTCTGAAGGCCACATTGGTCAAGATGCATGAAGGTGGAGAGAAAGAAGCTCAGGCCCTTCCTTACAGCCGCAATACTGAAAAGTATGTGGTCCGAACCGCTGGTGACAAGCAATCCATGGTCCACAAGGAGGCCAGTGTTGAAGAGATCGGCACTATGGTCAGTTCAGGTATCCCCCTTAAGGATGTATATAAGACCGCTGCGGCTCAATATGGTAAGACTTCTGCGATGGCCGCGATCAAACGCTACATTATTGGTCTTAAGAAGAGTGGTGCGAAGGTTGTGCTGGCTGCAATCGACTGCTCCTTATTGAAGAACAAGCTGGCAACTGGCAATGCTATTGTAGGTGAAGGTAAATGTGCTTCTTGCACCTATCGAAATGGAATGCATTGTGGTCTGACCGGTGGAACTCTTCTGACGTTCCCTGGAATGGATCGTGTATCCTCGAAGCATATTGCTCATGAGGGTGTGAAAGACGGGCGTGAAGTCCTATTTGAATTTGATCTCCTTGATACTGGAGAGGACAGCCCCATCGAGTATAAAGAAGTGCCAGAGCAGGCCGATACTGATGTGGAATTGACTCGTTCGTCAGAAATCAACATCGAGGACTAAATGGAAAAAGACGGATTAATCACTTTCACGGTTCAGAGCACAGAGGCGGCTGGAAAGCCCTCTGAGGGGGAACTGTCTAAGCGTATGGTGGAGATTCTGGGTAAAATCAATGACCCTAATCAGCCCGTATCTGAGATTAATCGACTGATTGCTGGTGAGATCGCTGTGGTTACGGGAGAGATGAGTATGCTCTCCCAGGCCAACATGTACAAGCAAAAGCTCTACACAGAGCAAATCAGATCGCTCAGGGATCTATCCAAGACTCTCAGTGAGTCTGAACTTCTTTCCAAGAAGGATTTCTTGAACTTTGATGGCCCTAAATTCCAGTTTGTTTTCCAAGAGCTTGCCGGTGCGGTTAGAAAGTCAGCCAAAGATTCCGGATTCAGCGAGGACCAAACTAACACTCTACTCCGTAATTTCCGAGACACGGTAACTCAGATGGAGCCAGAGCTTCGCAAACAAACCGAAAAAATCGATTCCAGTTTTCTTCAGAGGTAATAATGGCACGAGTAGAAAAATCATTCACAACGTTGGGCTTGGAGGGCATCCTTCAGGGTGTCGTTGCTTGTCTCATTGATGCCGAGAAGAAGGCTATCTCCTCTCGTGAAATCCAGTCCCTGGATGTTAGTCGTCGTGGGCTCCGACAGGATCTTTACGTTGGCAAACTGATGGTCATTCCCGCTTCTGTCATGGATGAAATGGACAAGATTCCTGACCCCCTACTCAAGGGAGCGGTGATTCGTCTCTTTGATGGAGAAGATGCCTCTTATCTGGAAATGCACCGGCTCAGCACTAGTGAGTTCGATAATCTGACCCCAAAAGAGGTCAGTGAATACAAGGATAAAGTGTTCAAGGATTCAGAGGGAAAACTGGGCTGCATTGTCATTTTCCAGCCAGCCTGGGGGAATGTCCGCGATCTCCACGCCTTCCGCTTCACCAAGGAAATTCCGAAACTGACCCTCCTGGTACGTCATTTGGTGTTCTCCGCCTACTACAACCCCAGCCTCTCTGCATTGTTTGATACGTTGGCTGAGGATGCAATTAAGCTGGATGCGGTGAACATCACTCATGATCATCTTGGCCCCGCTTATGAGTTTCAGTCTAAGGAGAACGTTTATCCAAAATTGGACAAGATGGCAAAGATTGCAGCCATCATGAAGATGAGTCCGGATGAGTTTACTACGGCCTATCTGGAAGCTGCAATTTGGACCGGATCAGATGAGACAGGGGAACCACTAGACAGAGACGGAAAATTCTCTATTGAGGATTTCTCTACTGAAGCTCTTAGAAAGGCCGAAGAAGATTGCACAGCTTTCATGGAGATGGCCGGTCCTGAATTGGATGCCTTGAGTTCAGAGCAAGCGGGGCACCTATTTTGGTTGAATCGTAATGGCCATGGCACTGGATTCTGGGATGAGGATGCACTCTCTCCAGAGACTCAGCAATCTCTTGACAAGTTGGCTCATTCATTTGGTGAATGTGACATGTACGTCAGTGATGATGGGGAATTGGAGCTTTCCGGGGGTCAGATTCCCGCACCTACCCCGCAGCCTGGAAGTGGTCATATTCTCCCCAAAGAGTCCAAGTGGATTCGTCTTAATGCCTCCGCTCTTCCATTGATTTTGGCCGACAAAATTACTCCCGAAGAGTCGAGTGTTTTTGACGAACTGACCATACAATTAAAAAAAAAGACCGCTGGTAGCAAAGCTGCCGCCGAAGGAGAAGTAGGCCCATACGAGGGGTATTGCCCCGTTTGTGGAAGTCCAGGGTGCCAGGGTGAGTGCTCCTCAGCCGGAACGGGAAACAAGGAAAATTTTACTGATCGAACCGCCACTGGGGATGCCGGTTCGGTAAGGATCCCCACCTCTCCAAATACCGGAACCCGAGCCCAGGAGGATTTCCAGGATCCAGGTTCCCAACCGACTGAAGAAGAGCCAGTACACTTCGGCTCAGCCAGGATGGCCACTTTTTTAGAGAAAGTAGCAAGTGGTGAAGTTTTGAATGGTTATACGCAGATGCGAGAAACCTTCAAATCTGACTTTGCCTCAAAAGATGAGCCCACCAAAGAAACTGATCACGCAGAGGATATTGCAGCAAATAAGAAGGCAGCCGATCAGGCTGTTAGCTCTGCTGCTAATCGGCTAGTGGAGCAGCATGAGGGGGAGTATCTCTCTAAGCAGAATCTTATGAGTCTTCTGTCTCACATGACCAACAATGTCAAGGCTGTGTTTTCTTTCCTGACGCAGCAGGGACTCCTTCAGCCTTATGGTAAGGATAGCTTCAAAGTCATGACCCGCACTGAGCAGGAAGATAATCAAGGGGATGGCGTGTTCTGCCCCAATTGTGCTGGCCCCGGAGTTTCGATGGGGAATCTTGGTGGGCGTGAGCACTTCCGTTGCCGAAACTGTGGGACTGATTTCAGTCAAAAAACAGCCGGTGATGTGAAAACTGCATCCGCACACAAGCTGGCCCTGACTTATATGCACCCTGGTGAAGCCTTGGAGCAGTTCTATCCTGAAATTTTAAAGGATACCTCTGATTATCCTATCGGTTACCCAGAGCGCAACTCTACTCCCCCTCCCCTCTCCCTGGAGCTACAGAATGAGCCGGGTGGCGAGTCCCAGGTGACAGATAAAGACTACAGTGACAATGGTATGAAGCACTCTCTAGGGGAACCTGGATTGCTCCAGACCGAGCAGGACAATTCCTCTGTTCCGCTTAAACCCAATGAGCGTTCGATTCGTGGACCCTTCTTCTCAGATCAATTCTATCGAATCCACACTGACATTGAGCCAGCCCTGTTGACTATGAAGTCATCTCTGGAAAACAAGACTGCGGCTGCCCCCGCCAAGGCAACCATTATAGCAGAATTTCTCCGTAAACTAGCTGGGGAGATTGCTTCTTCCTTGTTGGCAGCTTTTGTGGTAACGGATCGCCCTCTTTTCACCAACAGTCCTTCTTACTCAGTGATCAATTTGGCAAACGAATCCACTATTTGCCCCATGAATCCCCTGCTCACTAGTGGAGGAATGAGTCCGTATGTGGCTCAGTTCAAATCCCTGCTTTCCTCAATTAACAGCGGGGAGCTTACCGAAGCAATCAACAACGCATGGGCTCAGGGTGGAGTATGGCATGATGGTCCGGACGGTCGCTTCCTCTACGAAATCTTTGTGAGAATCGAAAAGGTTGATCTGGAAACGCTGGATATCACGTATAAGTATATTACGGGAACCAAGGAGTAATTGATGTCTGATACGAATATTGTTATCGCTCAGTTGAAAAATCTGATGAGTGAGGTTTTGGAACTTCGGGATCAGAAACCTGAAGCACAGTCCAAGGCCATCGAACTCCTCAAGAATGTGATCAACGCTCTTCACCTGGGGCGTAAAACAGGGGCAAAGAGGGCTGCCGCAGCCCCCAGGAGCTTCGATACCCCCGCTACCGAGTACTTGTATGGTTTGAAACCAGACCTCGAATCTGGCGACCCTAACCATGGTAATGGTTGGTGGGGCCTCTACTTGGGTATGCTCTCTGAGGGCAGTCCAGAAGGGTCTGGTGTCTCCAGTGGGGCCGATTCCGAGATGTTGAAGCGCAACCACGGTGCTATCATTCACGAATCTGAGGACGGTTCCGTCACCGGCCAGTTCTTTCCTCTGGAAGAGGATGCAGTTGATCAATGGGAAGAGTCTATCAGTGGCGACGAACCCGAACTTTCTCACATTTAATAGAGGTACTACATGAAACTCTCACTCACTGCAAGACTTTTCCTGGCTGATGTCTCTGGGTCCACCAAGGCCACTATCGTACAAATGTACAAAGCTAAGCCAACCTTCCCCAAGGATGAAGCTCAGATTGGAGCAGTCCTCGCAGCCTTGGATTCCACCCTACCTCCAGGTCTCCCACCAAACCGTCAGAAGGTTTATTTGAAGTATCTGGCCAAGCAGCTTTGGGGTATCACCCCTCCAGGGTTCGTCTTGAAGATGACCCCAGAGGGTCAGATTGACTTTGAGGACAAGCCTCGTGTCAGTTCTACGCTGGCCAATTTCGAGCAGGCCGTCAAGGATCAGACTTTGACCGGAGAGGCAACCAACGTTGAATCTTACGCCACCCTGTCAGACATGCAGGAAGCGGCTGCCACAGAGAAGGGCCAGAAAGTTAAGGCCAAGTTCACCATCGATAACCTTCCAGAAGAAGCCGAATCTGCCAAAGGTGGACAGCCCGGTAACCCACGGCAAGCCGTAGCCGAAGGTAGTAAGGTAATTGCTCAGGACGGACCCTGGAAGTGCTACAAGATTGAGCAGGGTGATCCGAAGGGCAAGGAAGCTGGAAGCTGGCTGGGAATGAATGGCTGGTGGGGTGTGAGTTGGTGTGTGGGCCGCGATTACAGTGGTGAAGCATGGAAGACTCGTCCTTATATGAACGAAGGGGATTTCTACTTCCTAGTTCGTGATGGAATCAGTCGTTACGCTATCGCCACGGACGGTTCCAAGGCTGATGTCTACAACCCCGCCGATGATGTGATCTGGCAGACCGGTGGGTCCGGTGGGTCCGGTGGTGGAACCTTCCCATCTCTGGAAGCCACAGCCAAACAGGTAGGAGTTGAGTTCAACGCAAGCTCCGTTTCTAGTCTCCCCCAGGAAGCTCTAGGCATCCTTCGTGCTGCCACGGCTGTTGATCCCTATCTGGCTGGCCTGATTCCTCCTGATCAGTTGAACGAGACCGACACTGCTTCCCTGGACAAGGTTATCGCTTCTTGCCCCGCTGAGGGACTAGTGAAAGATCTAAACTCCAACTCCAGCTATCGTGGCAGGGGTGTGACGGCTGGTATCATCAACCGTTGCGTGGCCAAGAATAACAAGTTCGGTGCAAAGGATTTCTCTGCTGTTTGGGACCAGTTCGGGGAGCAGGCTATGATTATGTATATCGAAGCCCTGGCCTCTAATGGTTATAAAGAGCTACCCCCTTCGTTGGAGGCTTACTTTGTCAAGGAAGCGGAGAACTTCGAGTTCTAAGCTGACTGAGAAAGTAAGGTAATGTGAGTAGTAGACAGAGATTCAGCCAAAAATCAAGAGAGTCTGTGTTGGGTGGGTTGGTTGACACCCATATCACAGACAGTACAACCCTGCTCAATGCCCTGGAGTTCATTGAATCACCAAGTGGATTGAATATAACCTTATATCCAGTTCAGCGTGTTCTGATCAAGTTAATCTTTGGCATTCCGATGGATTGGGATGAGCGGGAAGTTCCCGTTTACGACCAATTCTGCGAAAAGTTACTCTTCACCTTTACAGAACGTGAATATATCCGTTATGTATTCGAAAAGGGTCGAATCAACATTCCCACCTGGGAGGATGCAAATCCACTCGGATACAATGAAATTGACATGATTGTTGGTCGTCGTGGTGGTAAGAGCGTTGTGGTCGCCGCAGTCGCCGCCTATAAGCTCTATCTTCTCCTGAGTCATCGAGACCCCCAGGAATACTACGGTCTGGTTCCCGGTTCCCCTATTGATCTGACCATGATGGCCCAGGACTCTAAGGGATCCAGCCGTTTGTACGATCAGCTTAAAGAGGACATCAACCGAGCCCCCTTCTTTGCTCCTTATATTAAATCCATGACCGGTGAGGAGATGACCTTCATCTCCGAGTCTGACCGTGGCAAACGGGAACTCACTCCCTCCATCAAGGCTGCTGCCTATCCCTGCACCACAAATGCTGTGCGTGGGCCTAGCAGCTATTTCTTAGCATTGGATGAGTTCGCCCACTATCGGCAGCAGATTGGTTCCACTTCCGATGAGATGTACTCCGCCGCCGCCCCTGCAACGATGCAGTTTAAGGGCGGGGGAACCCGTGACGGTCTGAGGGAAAGTATGATTTTCATCATAACTTCCCCAGTGAATAAGATTGGTAAGTATTACACCTTGTTCAGAGATGCCTTGCTGGAAGGCCCCTCCAGTCCAGTCCTAGCCTTCCAGTGTTCTACCGCAGAGATGAACCCCCGTTCTGATACTCCGTTCCTCAAAAAGGAATACAAGGACAACCCTGAGAAGTTCAAGGCTGAATATGGTGGGGAGTTTCTTGACGCTTCTGAAACTTACGTCAAGGGCTTGACGATTGATGAATGTGTTGATCAGGATCGTGGCAATATGACTACCCTAACCTCCTCCATGATAGGGCACAACTACTTCTGGGGTCTTGATCTGGGCATGAAGCACGATGCTACAGCCCTTGCGGTTTGCCACTGGGAAGGCGGTCAAAATAAAGCATGGCTCGTATACGACTATATTGATAGGCTAATGGTGGGGCTAGGCAAGTATAAAGACGTTGTTGAGCTTCCGCTGGACGATGTGCTGGATTGGCTAAAGGATGCCCATGCAATGCTTCCATGCTTCCAGGGTGTGACAGACCAGTATGGAGGCTCCCTCCTGGTTCAGTTGCTGAACGCAAATCATGTCACCGGTATCGAACTGCTCCACTTGACTTCTGGTGTGAACTCGCAGATGTACCTCACACTTAAAACCCTCATGGAAAATCGTCAGGTAAAATTCCCTAACGTAACTGCATTTGTATTGGAAATGAAGCTCTTAGAGGCATCTTTTATCAATAAATATCAGGTTATTGTTAAGGCTCCGACTGAGAAGGATGCTCATGATGATATGGCGGATGCGGTAGCTCTTGCTGCCTATAAGGCTCAGCTATGGGCCATAGGAGACGGGAAACGAGTTATGTGGGATATCATGCAAGGTGTTCCGCAGAATATGATTCCAGGCACTATTAGAGGCGGATGGGATATGAATGGCTCTCTCGCTCATCTCAGATCCTACGAGCGGCAGCTTCAGCATCAATTAAATCCTTATGGTGCAGTTCAAAACCCATGGAGAAGGCATTAGAAATCAAAACTTTCCCCTGCTATGATAGAGAGGAAAGCGTGTGTCAGACTCTGATGAACTGCTATGCAAAATCCAACAGGATATCGAGCATCTGACTAAGCGAATTGGTCAGATAGAAGAAGATACAGGCTCCCTGGTAATGGTTCAAGACCGAATCTTGAACTCTTTAAATGATTTGCAGACTTCTGTATTAAAAGTGCGTGAAGCCTTATTGAGAGTGAGAGAGAAATTAGGATGAGCGAAGAACTGTTTGACGATGAGGAAACTTCCAGTGAGAACGGGAAGAAATCTGGCCCTCGGTATCTGCCGAGTAAGACCACTATAAAGGATGATCTTCAAGAAATCTACGACACAGAGCGTCAGATCGGCTCCGCTGTGTTCAAACTTCACCAACTCATCGGTCAGGTGCAGGAGACGCTAGGCAAGAAAGCTGATTCAGAAGAAGTGAGCGAAGGTCTTGAGGATATCAATCTCTATCTTGAAACCAACAGCAAAGCTGTCCAGGATCGTCTGGCTGAGATTAAAGCTGCGGCAGATGTGTTCACCAACCATCTGGCCAAGATAGATAATGATTGGCTTCGGGTGCAAAGGGCGACCAACGAGACGCTCAAGTCCCATGGGATCGACCCCCAGACCCTGGCCGAAGAGTCTGATAAAATAAAAAAACTTGGAAGGTGGATGACCGCAATCCAGATGATTGGAGTATCAGTCATAGTGACCCTTATCTCTGCGTGGATTATGTCCTCCGTCAGCAAGACGATTGTCACCGACCAGAAAGCGATAAATGACCAATTGTTGCAGCAGAACCAACAAATTTTGTTGCAGAACAAGGAAATCCAACGCATACTGGATGAGCACATGCTCCTGGATGAACAGAAGTTCAGGCGTAGTAGTGATCGTTCGTCAGAACATTCTCACTAGGCAAAAATTTCCGTATAGGTTTTCGCCGGAGGATGGGTATAATAGGTTGCAGGACCACAGGAGGTTTTCTTGACAGACTCTTTTGTTTTCTCTTCAAAAATGCTAGGACACGGCTCTGATGCCATGCCTGGGTACGAGGGGGAGCCGTTCACTGGAGACGGAACCCACTTCATCGGCCAGGATGGGTTCGTCGTTCCGGCAAACTTCATCGAGTTCTTCGAACGTTACCCCGTGTACGTTCGGAACTGGGTGTCGAAGAAGCTCCGCAAGTGCAGCAGCCACCCAGATGTGGAGGACTGGACCCAGACGCTGTTGACGCACTTGTACCAGCTTCACCACGGTCGCACCATCAAAGGTGGTGAGGGTGAGGAGGATCGTGAGATCGGAGGAACCCTGCACAAGCTGGGGTTCACCGATGTGATCCACGCCTTCAACCCATGGGCTCAATATGGGGCTTCGGCTCGTCGGTTCTTCAACTTCGTCAATACGTGCCTCTGCCACAAGTACCTGAGCCTTCGATCCAAGTATGGCAAGGATGCGACCAGCCACTCCTTGTTTAGCCTGGACTCCCCCACCCCTATTCAGGGCATGGATGAATCCAACGGGCCGATCAGCCGTGAATACCTGCTGATGGACCGCTCCAGTCTCTACCGGGATCAGGTGGCCGAAAACCGCCCCCTTACTGCGGATGATGTGTTCGTCCAGCAGTTCAGAGATTTCGTGGAGCGAAAGGATCCGAATCTCCTCCCTCTGGTTCATGCGATCATGAACAAGGACAAGGTGGATGAGATCCTGGAGGTTCTGGGCTATGACCAGAATCGCTACCTTCGTGACCGGAAGAAGCTGATCCGGCTCTCCAAGTCGTTCCAAGCAGGAGACTAACAACGTCAATACCAGCACCACTTCAAATCCGGAGGAGTTTAAATGAGCAAGGCTGACAAGATCATGGGAATCCCCAAAGCTGCCGATGAGAAACGGGTGGATCCCCCTGAGCAGAACCATACCAAGGCCCATCGGCAGAAGAAGGTGTACCCCCCACACATGCAAGTGCGGAGCTATGGAGCCGCAGGTTTCTGGGTTCGCCCTCATGGCATCCCCCACCTCGCCTTCTGGATCTACTATGACAGGTGGGTAGATCGGACGGATCTTCCCAGCATCATCCGCTGGTTCGAGGGCCGCTATCCTGAGACCTGTGATCTGCCGGTGCGGTTCATTAATTGTGCTCCTGTCGAATGTGGACGGGAAGTGCTTCCTAACTGAAACAATTGTACATTTTAAGGAGATGAAGGTGGCTACTAAACCCAATGGTTATTATGATGAGGGCTGGAATGCGCGAGTGGAGAGGGCTCCATACGATCCCACTAAATCTCGTGATTGGCGAGATGGTTGGAAAGATTGTGAGGATGTCGAAGAGTCTGAACGGGTACATATGGATTGAAGTAAAGGTGTGGATGACTTGGGATCACGGCTCCCATGCTTAGCGGCGAGTTATCTCACGGGTAGTAGGTGGGGCTAAATCCCCTGCTTGCGGAAAGGTTCGAATCCTTTCGCACCTACAGAGTAATATTGTACCAAAGGCTAAGAATGAGTGAAGAAGATTTTGAATTTGGAGACAAGCTCCCAGGTCTGGACCAAGAAATTGCTCCGGAACGCTGGGAGCGAGTTCGCAATGAGATCGTGTTCAAGGATCTGGCAGAAGAGATTCTGAGCAGGGCTCACCTATGGCATATGTCAGGGAACAAGATCAATTGCCCCTTCCATGGTTCAGACTCTACCCCCAGCTTCACCTTCTATGATGAGTCCAATTCAGCCTCTTGCTTCGGTTGTCCCGGCACCCCCAAGGATCAATTCTACGATAATGTGAATTTTATCGCTAAATACTTTGGCATCAATAAGGTAGCCGCCTTGCAATGGCTGGAGAAGCACTTCAAGCTCCCTCCGATTGCAGGACAACCTATTGAGCCGGATGAAGAAGAGGAGGAGGACGAAGAGGAGTCAGACCCATTCACAGTGAAAGATCTGGCCCCCGTGTTTCTCACCGTAGCCCCTACCTTGATTGAAACGGTGGAGGATGCTAAGTATCTGATAAAGAAATACTTCTTAGCTCTGCATCTTGATGACCCTCTATTTTTGGCACGGGTTCTTGGACGAAAGCGGCTTGAGAGTATTAGGTTATCAGGACGAGTCTCGAATGAAGGAACTGGAAGAAGCAATAAATGAACAAGATCCTGTAATAACAGGGAAGAAGCCTCGTAAAAAGAAAGAAAAGGCTGAGAAAAAGCCCAAGGCTCCCAAAGTTATCAAGACCCTCCGTGAAATATTCATGGAGCGGTTGGCTCTTATCGATATCGAAAATCTGAAGAAGCCATGGATGGCCACCAAGTCGTTCAGGCTGATCGACACGGCTGAAGAGCTTCAACGCTGGGTTGATATGGTCATGAGCGATCCTGGACGCTCCCAGACCCACTCATGGGCCACCCACACCGGTCCCGTCATTGCGGTGGACACTGAGACGGATGGTCTGGATATTCGTGTAGTTGATGGGAAGATGCGGACCAAACTGGCTGGTGTCTGTCTGTCAGCAGACGGCCTGGAGGGGCTCTACATTCCAGTCGGGCACGAGAATGGCCGGAACATCCCCGCTACCGAACTGGCCCCGATCCTTCAGAGGCTATTTGATCAGTGCCATTTGGTGTTCTTCAACGCCAAGTTCGACCGTGAGGTATTGCGGCTTAGCCTTGGCCTGACCTTTAGGGACTACCCTTTCTTTGAAGATGTTCAGACCCTGACCTACCTGGATGACCCCAAGGCCAAGGTCGATGACAAGGGGGCTGGAAGCCTTCAAGAGGGCTTGAAGAACCTGTCCAAGGTGAAGCTGGGATTCGAACAGATTGAATTGGAAGATTTGGTCAAGGTGAAGGCTAAGGTCTGGAATGTGGAACTGGAGAAATACACTCAGCGCATGGTCTATTGCCCATTCACCTGGGTTCCAACTGAAATGGCTCTCTGGTATGCCGCATCTGACGCGATCACGACTTGGCTGCTATGGAGACTATCCCATCAGGAGCGAGATTTCTCCCAGATGTTGGGGGTCCATCGGTTAGACCATCTATTAGTGGACACGATCACCTGGATTGAGCGTCAACGTCCTCGTGTGGACGGAGACCGTCTGCAAAACACCATTGATTTCCATGCTAGTCGGGTTAAGCAACTCACTGAAGAGTTGGGCCAGATTTCAGGCATCGAAAATTTCAATCCTGGCTCTACACCTCAAATCACCAAGATTCTCTTTGAAGATAGAGGCATGGAGGTAATTGAACGGTCGGAAAAAACTAATGACCCCTCTACGGCTATCGGAGTGCTGAAGGAGCTTCACAAGCGGTACCCAACGGATGAGTTCCTGATCAAACTGATGGACTTCCGTGAGTATGCGGCTTTGCATCCAGCCAGTATGCGTTACGACCCGATTGATCACACAATCCGGTTCTACCTCAAGCAGAACGTAGTAGCTGGAGGTCGTCTCGCGGCTGCGGGTGGTGAGTTCGAAAAAGATGGAGGCTGTCAGCTTAATCCCCAGGCCATCAAGAAGGTAGGTGGAAACTGGTGGGTTAAGGGGTGGCTCTTGGATACGCTTCCGGAGGAAATGGCTGCGTTATCTGTCTTTACTGAATACCCTGACAATTCCATGCTTGAACCCTCGTGCATCAAGGATGGGAAGACCGCCCCTAACATCGACCCGAATAACCATACTGCTACTTATTTTGGCAGACGCTACTGCATGGTTCCGTCTTGCAAGTCCTGTCTACGGGCTCAAAAACCTGAACGAATCGATGCCAATGAAATCATTAATTTCAGAGGTCTGATCGTTGCAGACCCTGGCTGGACAATGTTCAGTTCCGACTACAGTAACATCGAAATGAGAGTGGCGGCAAACATTTCAAAGGAGCCGCTATTCATTAAGGAGTTCATGGAAGGAACGGGAGATTTCCACTCCCTCACCGCAACAGCCCTCTTCCCTGAGTTTTCTAATCCGAACACCCCCAAGGCTAGAAAGAAGGAGCTTCGTGCTCTGGCCAAGATCATCAATTTCGCCCTGTTGTATGGTGGAACCGCCTATACGATCAAGGAAAACATGAACAAAGCAGGGTTCAATATCAGCTTTGAAGAAGCCGAAGAATTGGTTCAAAAGTATTGGGATTCAGTGCCCACATTCGCCGCATGGTGCCAGAATAAGCGTGATGTGGCTAGAGCGAAGTTGATTTGCCGCACCCCAACAGGCCGAATCGTCAATTTTGAATCAGCTATGAAGGGGTTCCGTATCCACAAACCAGAGCAGTGGGAAAAGGATAACTTCTGGGAGTGGAAGAAACTGTGTAAGCGTGAGGTAGAGCTTACTCGCCTGGAGCTTAAAGAGGATGCGCTGGCAGTCAAAAGAACTGCGGAAGCGATCTGGGCTAATCCTAAATCTGGGGTCCGAAACGTTCAAGAGTTCAATCGCTTCCTAGGTAAAGCAGAGCGAGTCGCCATCAACATCCCTCTTCAGGGGACTGCTGGTGACTTGATGCGCTCCGCTTTGAACAAAATCAGAATTTGGGCTCTGGCCAACCCTGGTCTGGAAAAAGTATTTCGTCTTCATCTTACCGTGCATGACGAAATCGACTTCTCTGTGAAAAACGAGTTCGTCCCCTATGTGCTGCCCAGAGTTAACCGATTGATGAAGCTCCGTAAGCTCCATGAGTCTAAAGGGTGGCCGGTTCCCATCGAAACGGATTGTGAATATGGACAGACCTGGGATGTGAACCAGCATCTCACTGGAGACGATGGACATAAGGCGGCTGGATGGACAGCAATTTCTGGAATGGAGACTTACATCCCCCCTGATTTTGCTGAAGATGTGGTTGACCGGATTGTTGACACATGGATGAAGGGCGACCGGGAGCGAGTAACCAAGTGGCTACAACAGCTTCACCCTAGAGTTCACGGCTACTTGGCTGAGTTTAATGATGACCCTGAAACGGTTCGTCACTACCTGATTATAATGCTTCAACTTCATGAATTTTGGAAGATTGACGAAGATGAAAGTGATACGTTGACATTGCTGGAATACGCAGAGGAGAATGGCTTGAAGATCACTGAGGAACCGCTGGTGGGTAACCTCTCCGGCTACTTAGATTCGGTCCCCCCAGAGGATATCCCCATCGCTACAGAGGTTACGTTGGAGCCGGAAGCTCTGTCTGAATCCGAACCGGTAGTGGAACCAGAGGTACAGGAAGCTGTCTCTACTGAGCAGCCCCCTGAAGTGGTTCAGAATACCGTAGAGGAAGCAGCATCCGGAGAAGCTGAAGAAGAAGTATTCTTTCAAGAGCCAGCCCGTAAGGAAGTGGTGCCAGTCGTGGACACGACTCCTAAAATCCCAGTAATTCGGAATATGGACCTGGATGAACAAAAGGTATTCAAGACTCTGATCGGAGCAGGACTGGGTAAGAAGGAGATTGAGTTCATTTATGAATTTGATGGCCGATATTACAAGATACCCAACACTATTACTGATGAGATTCCAAAGGAATACCTGTTATGTTCGTGACCTCTAAAAATCCAAAATATCTCAATTTAGGGCGAGATATTGAAAATGCTACGCTTCGAATGGCTCATATGAGGCGGTTAATTGACATGATGCAAGGGTGCCTTGGATCTGGCGTGACCGTCTTGGAGTCTTTCAAGGAGTTGGATGATAAGGGAAAGTATGCGAAGGTAGAGGGTGAGAAGCTGGAACATCTGGTTCAGGTCAAAATGATTCTGTCAAATATCCAGGAATGTATCACCATCGCTGACAGCGAATTTGAGAAGTATGTGAATGAATTTGACAAATTAGATAAGACATTTATCAGACTGAAGAATGCCCCTCAACCTAAAGAGAAGAAGGTGGCAGAACTTAAGCCTCAGCTTCCAGAAGCTACCGCAGCCTCATTCCCCGATGCATTACCGGCCCCCGTAGAGTCGCCAGAATTGCCTGAATCCACAGAAGAGTCCAAGGGCAACTGATAAAAATGGACTTTTCCTCCCTTTCGTAGGGAGTTTGGTGGTATATGGCAGGAAGACGTAAGCAGACGAGAATCAAAGTAGCAAGTAGGGATATCCCGCAGTTCTCCGTAGGGAAATACTCTAGTTTCGATACCAATGGCACGGTTGTGGACCCCATTAGGAACGCCTCATCCGCTGATGCTAAGGTTCGGATGGCTAACAAGATGCGGAAGAGTGCAGATTTGTGGGCCGGAGAGAATGGCCCCGCCAACATTTCGGACTCTGAAAACATTGGGTACTACAGCTATGAGTTCCCTGTTGACGCACTTGAGCTTCCGCAATCTAGAGCCCAGGAACTCCGATTCTACCGTCTAGCATATGATCGTGACCCAATCGTCGGACGGGGTATTGATCTGCATACTGAAATTCCTATGAATAAGATCAATCTTGATCGCCCAAAGTGCTCATCTGAGGCTTTTGGCGATTATATCTATGACTTCTATCAGGGTTTGGTAACCAACTCAAGGTTGTTTGAGACCCTTCTTCACGCCAGTCGTGAGTATTGGAACATTGGTGAAGCCTTCCTGTTTGTAGAAGACGATCCGGACATCAAACCATCTGAAGCGGCTGAAGAGTATGTTCAGGCCATGGATGAGCAAGATGATCAGAAGATGGCCGAACAGGGACAGTCTCGTTCTTATTTCGAGACTGATAACACCTCTTGGGGCTCTGAGGCAGTCAGCATGACTACCAAGCACTCTTCGGCTAAGTTGGCAGCCCAGTTAGGATTCGACCCTCTGGCCGAAACGGATAAGGCTATTCGTAAGAAGGTAGCGGCTCTCACCCAGATCATGAGTGATCTGAAAACCTTGGAGAAGACCGCAGAAGCCAAGCAAGCCGCACCCCCCGCAGCAGACGATGGTGGTGGGGCAGCTATCGGGGAATCAACTGATGCTCCCATCGGTGGAACTGATCTACCGGCTCCAGGTGATGAAGCGGGTGGGGGCGACACGGATATGGGCTTCGAAGATGACACGGCTGGTGGAGGCGGAGGAATCATGCCTTCCAGTGGTGGGGGAGGTGGCGGAGGCGGCTTTGGTGGCGGCATGGATATGGGCTTGGATGATACCGGCACCGGCATGGAGCAGCCTGTTCCTCCCAAGGATCTAGAGACCCGCAGGATGGAAGAAGTAATCAAGCTCTTGAGAAGAAAGAAAGATCTCCTGGAAGAATTGGAAGATCTTCATGAGATTCGCAAGAACGATTTCGAACTTTTTTCTCATCTGTGTAATAAAAATTACATGGGATTCGACCGTATCCAGCTTCTTCCTCCCGAAAATGTGGAAATCAAAAAGTCTTCGACATTTGGATCGGAACCTACAATCTTCTACAAGCCCCCAGAAGATGCAAAAGCGTCCTATATTGACAATCCCGACACCCCTGATGAGGTTAGAGATAGCCTTTCAGCGGACGGAGTTATCCCTCTGAATGATAACCCATTTAAGGGCTCTTATGCGATTCATTTTGCACGTAAGAAGGCCCCGTTCGAGGATCATGGACGCAGTATTCTTCAGCGTTGCATGAGAAGCATCATCTATCGTGAAAAGCTCCGTCAGGTTCAGACAACCATTGCTTCCCGTAATATGACGCCCAAGACTTTGGTGGTCGCACCGGGTGTGGCGAATGGTGAGTTGATGGCTCTTAGAGGCCATATTGATGAAGCCAAAGCGGATCCCGACTACACCGTAGTTGTGAATTATGAATGCACATGGAACGAGATTGGTTCTGAAGGTCGGCTCCTCACCTTGGATGGTGAGTGGAATCATACTGGCAACGACCTTGCGATTGGTTTGGGTTTCAGCCCCGACATTCTCAATGGTGAGGGGCTGTACAGCAACACCCGCACCCAATTGGATATCCTCAGTACCACTTATCTCCAATTCCGTGCGGTCGTAGCGTATATCGTCCAGGAGTTGATCTTTAAACCCATCGCTATGAAAAAGGGCTTCTATGAAATCGACCGCTATGGCCGACCTCGCTGGCTCTACCCAGAAGTAAAGTTTGGTCGCATGGCTCTCCGCAATGCTGGGGAAACCTATCAGATGTTGTTTGATCTCTATCAGAAAGGCTCTGTTCCGGTTAGTGTTCTGCTTGAACTCCTTGATGTGGACCCAGAAGTCTGCCGCAAGAACTTGGAAGCTGATCTTTTCACCGTCAATGACTCCAAGTTCAACGCCTTCTTGGAGAACCTCTACAGTAATGTTGCTGGCTCTGAATCATTTACTACGACTGACATTGCAGATAAATTCAAACGTGCGCTTGGTTTGAAGGAAAAGGATATCGATGAGTCTGAGATCGAAGGTTCTGGCGAGGGCATCTAATGATTACATTACTTGGAACCCAGTCATGGACCTCTGAAGTCCTCACCGGTAACGGGGAATTTCTGGAGACATCTCCAGGCACTTTCTACGTTGTTTCCAATAGTCTATCTAATGGAACGTTCCAGATATTCAAATCAACGGATTATGGCAACACTTTTACCGCAACCGTAACCTATACATTCCCTACCGCAGGGGATATTGCGTTCGATCCTGCTATCAGCTATGATGGGACTTTGGTTCACATCATTGGGGCCGTCACCAACGCTACAAATAGCACCCTAACTGACTTGGTGGCGTTCACTCTCACCCCAGGATCCACGGACACACTCTCTGCTCCCTCAACCGTAATCACTGGTAATCGTATCCATTCCGGATACGATATTGTTTCACAATCTGATGGGACAAGTGTCATCGTCACAGCCGTCACCAACCCCACCAATCCCACTCTTACAAATGATTATACATTAGTGGGGATTGTGTTGGCCTCAAATAACACGGTTAGCAGTGTTACCCCCCTACTTGCTCCAGCCTGGGCTGCTTCCACCATGTATGTGGTTGGAAACCGGGCATCCTATGGTGGAGTAGGTTACGTCTGCATCAAAGCCAACACTTCTAGCTCCTCCTTTACTGCTGATAAAGCGGCAGGAGATTGGGCCGTAGAGACGATCAGAACCGGAGAAACCTACGGGGCTGTCTCTCTTACGACTGATGGCACCACCGTTGAAGCCTACTACACGGCTCATCTCAAAGTGGTGACGTTCGGCTCCGCTCTTCAACAGATTAGAGTGCGGACATTTCACAGTGGGGTTTGGTCTGCCGAAACAGTTGTGTATTTCTACGCTAGTAACTTCATCGACACAAAACTCACAGTTCTCCCGCTGACCGACCCAACTTATGATCGGGTTATGTCCCATCTGTACTACACACAGACCGGAAACCAGCTTTCTTCAACCCTACTGGTTGGAACCAGGGCCTATGGGATCTGGCATTTTATTACTTATACGGGGTCAACCACTAAAACCTACATGGAGCCTACACTCGTCTATGATTCAGGAGATAACATCCACCTGAATTATCTATGGGGTAATGTCAATTCTGGTGCGGGTGGGTTGCTAGTTTCAAATCTGTTAGACCCCACAACGTTGAAATATACGTTTCAGCCAGGGCACTACGACCAGCTTCTCCTAACGTGGCTGAGAGGGACTAAGAGTGTAGTGGATACGACCTCCGCTTGGGCTGTGATTGGAGAACAGACACCAGCCACCCCAACTCTTCCACCTTCTTACATCCCCCTGTTTGTTTCGTTCTACAATTCCCCCCCTGTGGTGAATTTGGTTATCGATGCGGGTAACCATACGATTATCACTCCTCCGATTGAGACAGTCAAAAGAGGGGCTACGACTATTTTGGATGCGACTGGAACTTTTGATCCAGATTATGACCCAATGCGCTTCACCTGGAGTAGTGATGATGTGACGGGACTGGTCCAACTCATTCCAGTTGCAGGAAATCCTGCCCTCCTTAACGTTGTCATTCCTAACCAGATAGGCCCTGCTGCGTTTACCGTAAACGTTACAGTTTCCGTGGTGGATCTGGCACAGGATGGCCTCACCCCATTGCACTCTCCCGTAACCGCTACAGCGACTCTCACAGTTGCGGCCACAGCCCCACCGGTTGTCACTTGGAACCCCTCGCTCTTTACTTACAATTCCATGACGAATCAGTGGGATATCCCACTTCCTCGAAATAGCACAGTTGCGTTGGTTCCAACCATCGTAGGCTCTTATGGGGCTACAGCCAGCTTTGCTACCAATGTGATGACTCTTCAAACTGTCCCATCTCAGGGAGCAATTGCAATAGGGCAAGTGTTACAGGGCTCTGGAGGTTCTCCTAACGCTCTGTCTGGTCTGACTATTACAGGGCTTCTCTCAGGAGTGCTAAACGAAGCTGGGTCCACCTATTCTCTTTCCGGAACAGTTGGAACAATCGCAACGGAAAGCATTACTACCGGAAATTGCTACCCTCTTACCTACTCATGGGCTCAGATTTCCGGAACTTCGGTCCCCATTCTGATCAATACCAACCTCTCCTATCTTTGGATATTGTTGAGTGGGACTTATGTCCTGGGCAGCACGGTAGTCTTCCAGGTTACCGTATCAGACGGTATCAACACTCCAGTGGTTTCAACCGTAGCGGTGGCTGTTTCGGCCATTAACACCGCTACTTTGGATCAGAATTTCATAAGTAGAGCAGTCTACTCCACCCCGGCTCTGTCTTCAATTCTCACTCGTAATAACCCGACTGATCAGTCAGTTTGGGGGTCGATTGAAGTGGGGCTCGTCACATCAGACTTCGTTCAGATGAAGGTTTCTCGTAATTCCTCCACTGGGGCCAGACGGCAGACTTACATCGGAGAGTATTCGATTGCAGTCATAGGGGAAGAGGGTTCTGGAGACATCTACTATAGAAAAGTGTTCCTCCTAGGAAACGACCGTGGAAAGATCGTTGATGCAGTCCTCTTAGAGGATGATGATCTGATGGTCCTGACAGATGACCATCAACTTCTTCGCTACACTGATCTGGGGCTCTACAATATTTCTGATTATTATCAGGACTCCATTGACCTTAGCTCATATTTCTCGACTAGCACAGAGGTAATGTGGTTTTCAGCCACCCCTTCCTTCAATGGCTCTAGAGTTTTTGCCTTTGCCACCTCAGCCGGGGCCTTCTTCATTCAGGTAGCCGAAGAAGGTCTAGTCCTCGGAGATGTGCTGCTCCTGTCTACTTCCAGCTTCAATCTGTATGGTGGGGATTACATCGTATTCATTAGATTCCAGCAGGTTGAGAACCTCCGGCAGGGAACGGTCTTGGTGGGTAGCCTCGCACCCAAGACTCAAACATCTGCACTGGAATATTTTGAAACGGTGTTCGATCTTAGTCTTAGGTCTATTGTAAACGTATGGGATCGCACTAGCCGCATTAATCAAAACGTAGTAACGGGTGAGTTCCTGAGTAATTTTGAGTCTAATTACACCGGAGTCCTCCAGGCCCCCATTCTCACTCTCACTCAAAATACTGACACCTCTGTGACCCTTACGTGGACTCAGGTCAGGCCAGATTTGGTTGAGACCTATCAGGTATTTGGTAGTGCCACACCTGGGGTTTCAGTAGCTCCACTTTCTGATGCAACGAGCTAGGAGTAAAGATGTCCGCGCCCTTTAATCTTCTGCAAACAATCGGTAGTGGAGCCATAACGACAACCACACTGACCGGGTTAGACCCCACTATGACCTATAAATTTTATGTCAATTCCACCAATAGTGACGGAACAAGCCCTAACTCAAACGTGGTAACCTTCGGAGCCCCGCCGCTTCTCTTCACTTACTTACCGAAATTCTTCAAAACCGTCCCCGGCACCTCGGGAATCCTAACCCAGCCGGTTACGATGGTAGATGGCTCAGACCCCACTTCTTATACGTGGACCGCTACGTTGACGATGTTGAGCGTGATCTTGAACTTTCCTCCGAATACCTCTGACGACACGATTTTGAATATCCCCGCCCCAACTACAGCCCCAACTCAAATTACCAATTATGAGTGGACATGGTTCGACCCATCTACCGGGACATTTTATCTTTCAAATAATTATACTAGCTGGTTCACAAATGGAGCCCGACTTTCGTTTGATGTTACGGCTACCAGGATTTCTGATGGTTTGGTTTTAAATGGGGCTTACTACTCATTCCAGGCCCCACCTTCACTTGAGGTTGACCCCCTAACAACTTTTGGTTTTGCAGGATCAGGATTCCAGCCCTTCGGTCAGGGAACGTTCTCTCAGGGAGTTGTAAATGTCCGCAGTTAGTAAACCCGCAATCCAAACTAATCCATTCGCCTATGCAGGATTGAAGAATGCCATCTCATACGCATCCAATTCTCCGGCTGCTTCGACGCATGATGGATTCCCCCAGATCACCATGCAGCCTATTGCTTTTGGTGGCCAACCACCCACTGGGCAGGATTTCAATGGGATTTTCAATTTCATAACTGCATCTCAGGTCTGGACCAACTGTGGTGGCTACTGGTGGTACGACTCCAACTTTGCTGACACGATTGGTTATCCGATTGGTGCGGTGCTGAAAACTAACGATCTGGGTTATGAGTTTGCTTGCATCGAAGATGGGACAGCCGTAGATCCTAATGTGAGTGGTCCGGACGGCACTAACTGGGCTTCTTGGGGTGGGCTGGTTTCTGGAGCCTTGCGGCATGTCCAGGATACGGGGCTACTTAATGCCTTAGTCATCACCACCAAGCCTATCGTTACCAAGCTCTATGACGGTATGAGTTTCAGTGTTGTGGTGAAGAACACCATTACGGGTGCCTGCACGTTGAATGTGGGGACTGGGATTGGGGCGATTTCTATTGTTCGTTCAGATGGTTCCACTCCTCATCCCAATGACATGGTAGCTGGTGGCTGCTATGATCTCGTTTATGACAAGGCTCAGAATAAGTTCTTCGTTGGTTCGAGCGTGATGGGAGCGACCGGTTCGACCGGACCAACTGGGGCTCAGGGGCAGACTGGAAAGACCGGTTTGACCGGTGCGACTGGATTGACAGGTCTCACAGGACAGAGCGGGTACACCGGCTACACTGGGTCTACGGGGCCGACCGGAGCGGCTGGAATGACAGGTGCGACTGGTCTGACTGGTATTAATGGCAATACTGGCCTGACTGGAATCGTGGGTCCGACCGGACCTCAAGGTATCCAGGGCATTCAGGGTATCCAGGGCATTCAGGGTCCACAGGGTAGCCAAGGTCCACAAGGTGTTCAAGGTGTGGCTGGAGTTGATGCTTACTCTGGTTATTTCGTAGTAACAAATGGAATGGTTACGGCTGGAGTGAACCCTGCGGGAGCCTCCATTGCTGGCTCCTCCACTAAACTGGTTGCCTCTTACAACTCAGGGAATACGGTTCAGTTTTACGCCTCTCAAAACTGTTTAGCTATAATCGGAGGCTGGCTGTGGGCTCAGGGCTATGACAACTCTGCACCCGGTGGGGGTCATTGCGGTTATATTGGCTCCATTTATAATGAAAGAACTGGCGTTGGTGGGACCATCACCATTTGGTTAAGTAATGCAAACGGTAGCGATGGGCTCCCGATTTCCTATATTCTAAACAATCCATATTGGAATCAGATGGTGCTCAATAGCTCTGGTAACGCTCCTTGGGCAACGGTGGCGATGGGTCAGATAGTCGTCCCGCTCACCGCAGGGGACACTATGATCCTCACAATGAACAATACATGGCAGACCGTTGCCTGGGTTCAGAGTACTTGGTACTGGTACACCTCCATTGCCGTCACCTAATTCTTGACTCCAAGGCCGCATCACGTGGTCCTTGGAGTATTATGTTAGATGGACTTCAACTCTCAATTCGAATCTGTGCGCTCCGGCCTGCTCACCGAACAGACCATTCTCCAACGAAATCAAGTCAAGATTGATGATCTGGAAGCTCAGAAGATCATGAATACGAAGGCTCTGGGTGTCATCGATAAGGCCATTCAGGTCATCAGTGCGAACGGTATTGGCAAGGTGGAATCCATCGTTTCCGATGGACTGAAGCTGGTTTTTGATCAGGATCTTCAACTTGTGATTGAGCGCAAGGAAGGGGCCAGGGGCGATTCATACCGCCTTATGGTCCAAGAAGGTGATGTGATCGGTCCCCCAATCGACACCATGGGTGGAGGGGTTGTCAATGTTATCTCCTTCCTGCTGAGAGTCATCATGATCCAGAGGTTCAAACTGAATAAACTGATTATTTTGGATGAGGCGTTCAACAATGTGTCGGCTGACCGGCTTCCCAAGGTCTCGGAGATGCTCAAATCCCTCTGTGATGACCACGATTACACTATTTTGTCAATTACTCAGCAGCCTCTGCTGGCTTGTGCGGCAGACCGAGTATTGAGTGTAGAGACGGGGCCGCTCCTGCGGGAGCTTACCTCTGATGAACTAGATGAATTGAGGGCAAATGGCTCAAATCAAAGTAAAGTCCGATCTGGAGATTCTGGCAAGGCTAAAAGAACTCCTTCAGCGACATCGTAAACGATACGTTAAGGCCAGACTCAAGCCCAAGGGCTCTAACTGCGCTCATAAAGTATGGGATGATGTGAAGAAAGAGTGGTTCTGCGAAGGTTGTGGCTCCAGAGACCCTGAAGTCTGCTTGAACCCTATGTGTTTCGAGCCTGAACTCACAAAAGAGGAATTGGCCGTAGCGTTCAGGGAGGATATCTGTAACACACAGCGGATGCTTCGTGATTATCGGGATATCGCTACACTTTTGTGGGTTTTGAGTCAATTTGATGACCCTGCTGAGTATGAGCGAACCAAGGAAGGGTTGATCGGGATGGAGCAGCGACAGACTCAGGATACGTTGGAAAAAAAATGAACAAACCAGCGAATGAGCCTATACGAATTGTCGATGTTGTGGGTATAATAGCTGTAGTGACCGTTCTTCTGATTGCTCACTTTTTCCTGCATTGGATCTGATATGAAACTTCTGGTCAAAACGATATATGGTTCCAAACTGTTTGGTACCGCTCTCCCCACTTCTGACACGGACCTGAAAGCCGTGTTCGTCTGTGACATGGAAGAATTGGTTTTCAACAAGACTGATGCGGAGAACACGGTGGAAGGGGCTGGGAGCCATAAAGTCGAGTTTGAGGCTCATCACATCTCCAATTTCTGCCGTATGCTCAAACAGGGTCAGACCCTGGCTTATAGCATGTTGTTCACGCCGAAGGAATTGGTGGTCAGCACTTCTGATGCATGGGATGAACTGGTGGAGAACAAGGCTCGATTGGTGAGCAAGAATCTCCGACCTTTTGTCGGCTACGCTCGTTCCCAGGCTCAGAAATACAGCCTGAAGGGTGAGCGGCTCCGGACTCTGGATCATTTCATTGAGGACATCAAAATGTTCTTGGATGAGAAGGAGGTTACTCCCAATGGCCGTCTTCATGAATCGGCTTTCTGTGGGCTCATGGAGCATTATAAGGATGCTGAGGGGGCTAGACTGTGGGTTGAGCATACGGTCAACATGGACGTTCGGCACATCGAAATCTGTGGTAAGAGCTTTGGTGAGACCACCCCACTTAAGCTGTGGGTAACACCCCTGATGGACCTTCGCAGTCGCTATGGTGGTCGTTCCCAGCAAGCCAAAGAGGATAAGGGCATTGACCTGAAGGCCATGTATCACAGTGTCCGTATTACCAGTGAGATGAATGAAATCCTCACCACTGGCAACCTCACTTACCCTCGACCTGAAGCCCCATTGCTTCTGGACATTCGGAATGGCAAACTGACAAACCGTGAGGTGGGTGACATCATCGACCGTCTCATCTGCACGGGTGACGAATTGTTTGAAACCTCCATTCTTCGGGACAAACCCGATGCAGAGTGGCTGGATGACTGGCAGCTTCGCACTCAAGGTGATGCCGCTTTCTGGGCCTGGGCTGATCGAAATTCCATGGTGAGGCCCAATGCACGTTCCTGACCCTATTGAACTATCGGAGGCCCGAATAGATCGACTCATGGCTCGATTTGTTGACGAACATACTTGCATGGAATGCGGGAAGCGTGTAGACTACGAGTTGTACTGCATGTCTCCGCTAGGGGACGGCCCATGTGTCTGTATGGAGTGTGCGGGAATCAGCGAGTAGCCTATGAGTTTATATTTACAAGATGCATGGTGGAATGACCTTAACGAATTGAGGTCCAGAACTGAGAAGCTGTACGAGAAGATAGGTCGAGACATGTGGCAAGTCACGGCTGAAAAGATGATCGCACTTCGAGGCTGGAAAATCAAGGAGTCTGAGGTCATTCCAGTTTTGCAAGAACTTGGGGCTTATTATGTCCCCAAGAAAATGATCCCTGGCCCTATGTTCGTGTTCCCCAAGGTGGATGCGGCAGGACACACCACCAGTGCCCAGACAAAGCCCCTCCTCCATGACCTGTTTGGCCCCGGTAAATATCACACGCTGGGAGTGAGCCAAAAGGTCTTCCTAGGCCCTACCTGGATCGGGAATACTGACCAGACCCTGGAGAAGATCCTACGATTGAAGTCGGTCACACTGGCTGAGGGGCCGTTTGATTTGGTAGCTGCAAAAATCATGGCCCCTAACCTCCCCATCATGTCTTCCCTTACCAAATCTATTGGAGAGAAACATGTGGCTTACCTTAAGATCCTTGGAGTGCGACATCTTTACCTATTGTTCGATCATGATGAAGCGGGTGAAAAATCTAAGATCATTCTGAGTAAAATCCTGGACATACCGGTAGAGGCTATCGGTGACTGCCCCGGTGATGACCCATCTGGTGCGCTGAAGACAGTTGGTACAAAACTGGCTCTCCGTCGAGTATTAAAGACCATAGAAGGGGAACACGATGATTGACTCTATCCCCCTACTCAGAGGAGCCTTATATAAGGTCTTCAAGCATCGTGACACGGCAGAGATGATGGATGTTTTTATCTCCGGGGAATGTGAGCGTTATTGGATTTACGATCTCACTTTGGAGGATGGAACCGTCACTCCGTTTATTGACTACTCCCTTCAAGATGGAGGGGGCTGGCTCAATACCGGCTGCTCCTATGCAGATTTCGTGGCTGCGGTGGACCAGATCATCACCACTTGGCCCCTATCTGAAGAAGTCAAAGCAGTTCTTGAAAATGAAAAATCCAGGCTTGCGAAATTGATGCAAGACAGTATCAATACTAGCAAGCCTGATTCACTGCCCAAGGAGGCACAATGAACAACGTAGCAAAGTTTTTCTACTCAGTCGGCGGAGTGGCGGTCGTCACTCTTGGTTCCTGGCTCCTCAATTTCGGACTCATCCACGGTCTTATCGCGGGTGTGATCCTCTGCATCGGAGCCCACATCATCCTTAAGATGAAGGGGTAAACCACAATGATGTTTGGTAAAGGAACATGGACCCTGCTGAAACTAGTGCAGGGTGATGGGGGTGTGGCCCCATTGGAAGCCTTCAAGACAGCGTTCGAAGCCGCTGGGTCTCGCTACATTCCCCTTGTGGCCATTAGCGAGGCGATCCACGAGAAGTCTTCTACTATCGGTCTCGCTCCCTTCCAGCAACCCCGCATGGGTGATCTGGAAGAGATCGAGTTCTACGTGGACAAGACGGCAAAGGACTTCAAATCGGAAGACCTGGAGTGTTTCATCAACAACCAGACCAATCTCCGTGAATGGGAGATGATGGATGATGAGCTTATCTCAGGGAAGATTCATGTCCCCCTGGAGCCCTTCTGGGAGCCGAGTTTGGACCAGTGGCAGTTCTCCCCTGGTGTGTACGGCATGTGGGTAATGATGTTCGAATACATCGACGCAATGGATGTGAACAGCAAGAAGGAGCATCTGGCCTACAACTACGGAGCCCCCTTCAAGTTCCAGTCTGCGGACATCAAGAAGCAAATCACCGAACAGGTGGAAGATATCAACACCTTCGTCCGCAAGCACCATCAGGTGGTCATTGACTTCAACATGGGTTACATCTGGATCAGCAGCGGTGCGAAGGCGATCCTTGAGCCCATCATGACCCTTCTGGATGAAATGGGATTGATCTTCACGACTCCTGATGATCTGGTCGGGGACATCAACGCAGATGACGTTTCCGGGGCTCTGGAGACACTGTACAGCACTTCGGTGATCAAGGATGATGTGGTGCGGCGTCTGGAAGAGTTCAAGCTCCACGGAGCCGATGGAGTGGAACCAGACTCCAATGCGGTTATGGAGAAGATCCTGAAGGCGTACTGTGCGTTCAGCGAGATCCAGGGATTTCATGTCGGCATGTCCGCACCCCTGGCCCTCTTCCTGGACCCCCGCTTCGTGTCTCCCACGGCAGCGAGGAGCACTTACGAAGTGACGGAGCTTCTCAATTCCCATGAGTCGGCTCGGGTCGCGGTCGCGGATCTTACGTTCTGCCACTACACTGACCGCATTGCCAAGAACGGAGAATCCAGGAAATTCCTGGAGAAGTTGTTCAGCATTCAGGCATCCCCTGTGCTGTTCCACAAGGATCTTCCGGGGCTGCGGGTCTGTGGTCTGAACATCGACAACTACAGGCGAATGATCAAGACCCATATCAAGGCTACCGGTAGTGCTCCGACGATTGCAGAGTATTGGAAGATGAGCTATGATTCGATGAAGGAATCGGTGTTCACCTACTACTCCGTGCTCAAGGACATCAAAGAATCCAGGTAATAGATAGTAGGAAGAGGGAGCACTGTTGAATTTCTGGGCACCAGTATCGCTGAATCAAATTGTGGGCAACACTAGATCACTGGAGTTGCTGAGAGCGATCCTGGAGAACCGGGATCGTGCTCCCTCTTGCTATGTGTTCGATGGCCTGAATGGGGTAGGGAAGAACACCATGGCTAAACTGTTTTTCCATGATTTGTTCCCTGATGTCAAACCCAAAGTCGTCCAGCCTGAGTTTTTCTCACAAATATTGCAACAAGAGGATTTGGATGAATACACTTGCCTGATCTGGGATCATGCGGAGCGGCTATCCACCGAACAGGCGGATCAACTTTGTGCATACCTGGATCGGTCAGACGTTAAGACAGTTTCCATCTTCCTCTGTGTCAGCTACAACAAAGTGCATAAGGGACTCAGGGCCAGGGCTTTGCGAATCCCTTGTCTGAAACCAAGTCGAACAGATATGGTCGGTCTGCTCGGCTCCATTTGCGCCAGTCATCACCTCAACTTTGAACTAGAGGCTCTTAATCTCATAGCTGCCAGAAGTTCTGACATTCCCTCACGGGCTATTCTTGATCTTCAGGCCACTTCGGTAGTGGGAGACATAACGGTAGGGACGGTGCGTAAACTTCAAGTAAATATTGAGGAACAGGCCATCAAACTGTTATCTAACATCGATCATCCGGATATTATGAAAATGGCTGGCTCGATTAAAGATATGCATCCCATGGAAGAGCTTATCGATACTTTATTTGAAGTATATTCGATGGCTTTTTATGATAGTACAAAATCTCTTGGAGTTATTGCCGAAAAACTGAGTAATTATATAAGGGTGGGAGACATTTTCATCAAATGGAAATCTGTTATCACCCCTCCCCCATCAGCGTTGTTTATTCTCATAAAAGAATTGGCGGATTCAAGAAAAGCTGTGGAACTGCCAGTCCTCATCTCCTCCCCTTCTCTAAAAAAGGAGGTCCAACGGGCTCCAATCGCCACGGAGGAAAGTTGGAACAAAATTATTTCTGAAGCGAGTAATATCGGTGATTCTTCAATACGGTGATATCAAAAAGCTCAAGGGACTCAAGTGGTATATCCTTGAAGTCAGGTCGGAGCGAACGGTAGAGAATGTGATTCGTCGTGTTGGTAAAACCATGCCCACCATCTTCAAGGATGGGGGATCTTGTGAAGTGTTTGTTCCGATTGAAGACCGAGATCTTAATCTGTTCAGCCTATCCACCTCCTCCTATGTGTTCCTTCGCTCTGATCGAAAGAAAGAATTGCAGAAATTCAAAGGAGTCACGGGTGTGGTGGGAGTCCTTTGTGAGGGAGAGCAGCAGCGGATCGATAAGGCTCTGATGGTGGAAGACGATTACGTCCAAGACCTGATCAAGACGACTGAAGAGAAGTTCATGAAGAGCCCCGAATCTATTCAGGTCGGCTCTTTTGTTCGTATTCTGGATGGTTTGGACAAAGGGTTCTGTGGACATGTGTCTCGTATAGATCGGGGTTATGCCCTGGTCAGAGTCGAACTCAAGACAAGGCAAATGTTCATCGACACCCCCCTACACAATCTTAAGGATTTGAGTTTTGTGCCTCCTCACTCTAGGGTGTTCTATTATTCTGATCTGGTGGATGAGTATGTGAAAGAGTACAGTGATGAGGCCATCATGACTTTGGCCAAAGATCTGGAGTTTGTTGTAGAGGTTACCGAACCTCTCCCATCTGACGAACCGGATGAGAAAAAAGTCAAGTATGGTCGGCAGAAGACGGTGACTGCCATGACAAAGAAGTTGATATTCAGTGGCATCAAAGACCCAAAAGTTATAATTAAAGAAACATTAGCGGCCATTGAGTCTAGCGACATCAAAAAACCAAAGAGTGCGTTTATCTTCTATTCAATCCTTAAACAGGCCATCATGGAGACTCTGTTCAAAGATGATAGTCGGATCAAAACCTACAAGGATGTGGTTAAGTATTACGGTGATTCTTACCGTTTCTCCCCAAAAATGATCGCGGAATTGGATGAACATTCGATCCTACCCCCGAAAAGTGAAACCTCGGATAAATCGAATCAACATTCTACAGTAATAAAAATTAAACTGACCAAGGAGTCAAAATGCCAAACACCACCGGAATAGGATTAGATATTGGTACCGCCTACATCGTCTCTGCCAAATCTGACATCGACAATAAAGTCAAAATTAGCTCAGTAAGAGATTGCTTCCTGGCTCTTCCTCTCGACCAATCTCCTGCATTGGAAATCGCTGGAGTGGAGTTTATTGAGGGTGCGGAAGAAGTCTATGTGGTCGGCAATGATGCGATCAACCTGATTGGTGTACTCGGAGGGGAGCTACGCCGCCCTCTCAGCAAGGGCTTTATCAGTCCTAAAGAAGAGGATGGTAAGGAGATTCTCCAACTCATCCTTCAACAGATCCTTGGCAAACCCCAGGTTCCGGGGGAACTCGTGGCCTTCTCAGTCCCCGGCCCTATCTTTGACCTTGAGTCCACTGTTGCCCCTAAGACTAGTGGGGATACCTCTCTTGCCTTCCATACTAGTTTCTTCAAGAATCTCATCACTGATCTGGGTTATACAGCCCGTCCGGTCAATGAGGCGGTCTCTGTATGTTTCAATGAGACTGTTTCCCCAAAGAACAAGGATGAAGTGCCCCTCACTGGATTGGCCATTAGTTTTGGGGCTGGCACATCAAATTTAGCCCTTACCTTTAAATCAATACCAGTTAAGTCCTTTGCCCTTCCATTTGGCGGAGACTACATCGACCATATGGCAGCAAAGGCAACTGATTCCACCCTCTCTCATATCACCTTGTTGAAGGAGCGGGGTGTTGATTTGATGACAGGGGTGGTAACGGCTCAGGGTGAGTTTGATGACACTCAGACTGAACGGCAAGCTGAAGCTATCTCAGTAGCCTATACTGACCTAATTACTAAGTTGGTCAATGCAACTAATAAATATTTTGCTTTCAATGAGAATAGGGTAGAGATTCCTGGGATGATTCCGGTTGTTTTGGCCGGAGGCACTACTAAATCTCCTAATTTTATGAAACTTTTCAACAAAATTTTCATGGAAAACCTTGATGTGAGATTTAAAGTTTCAGAGGCCAGACTTTCTGCAACTCCGTTTGATGCGACCGCTTCTGGTTGCCTGAATTATGTGAGGATTTTAAATTCTAGAAAATAAGGTTTGGAAAAGAACACAACTAACTACCTCCTTGTATAGATATGCTACAGGGAGATAGTTATGCCATACCGAAATATTGAACAAAGAAACTACTTTCATTCAGCTAATGGGTTTTCTGAAGTAATTATTGGAGTATATAGGATATATAATAAGAAATCTGGAAAATCTTATGTCGGACAAGCTGCTGGAAAGACAGGGATATATGGACGATGGTACAACCATTGGAAGTGTTTGATGCGAGGAGCTTACAAAAACAAGCATCAAAAATTACAGGCTGCCTGGGATAAATATTCTCCTCAAGATTGGGTCTTTGGTATTTTGGAAGTTTGTGAAAAGACTCCTTCAATTCTTAATGCTAGAGAGAAATACTGGATGGGGGTTTACGATGTTATTGATAACGGTTATAACATCTCACCTACTCCGTCTACTACATTGGGCATGAAGCTAACACCTGAGCAGCGACAACGACAATCAGAACGAATGAAGAAAATGCACCAAGATGATCCAACCATACGACAGCGAATGCTTAAAACTAGAGAGGGATACCTCCCCTCTGAAGAAACCAAAAAGAAAATAGGGTTAAGTAATTTAGGAAAAAATGCTGGGAAGGTGGGCTGGAATAAAGGTGGGCACCTTTCGATAGAACAACGACAGCATTTATCTGAGCTACACGAAGGTACACATTCTTCTGAAGAGACCAAAGCTAAGCTACGCGCCCTTCCAAGGGGCAAGTGGATGAACAATAGTCACGAATCTAGACGAGTTCAGGAAATCGATATTCCTGGGTTTTTAGCAGAGGGATGGGTGTTCGGCTATAAGAAGAAGGGCTACCCCGCTAAACCCTCTTAGTTCAAAGGTAATTCCTAAGAGTGTGTTCTGATTTTCTTTTATGCAGCTTAAAGGGAAATTTATATGCCTGACACACAATTCACTTCAGCTCCAGCACTGGTCCCATCTCCAGCTATTACCCCGCTTCCTGTGGACCCTCCCAGATTTCAAATGCCTACCATTAATTTCAGTGGTGGGCATTTTCTGATTCTAATTCTAGCTATTGGGATCACGTGGTGGGTAACAAAGCGTAATATGCCGACTCAAGCAATCGCTCAGACTCAAATGGCTCAGTTCCAGGCTCTTTCTGATAAGGTGGACCAGCTTGCAGGGCATGTGGTTACTCAGTCAGATTTGGAAGATAAGGTTAAGGCTCAGATGGGGTCTGCCTTTAATGCGGCTGTGGCTAAACAGGATGGGACTCTCACAAATCTTGCCACAGCGGTTGGGCAAATCCAGGGGCAATTATCCGCTATGGGTCAAACTACCGTGCAGAAAACTCCGACTGGGGGCTTTAGCACGACTCTGACCCAGGATAGAGGGTCGGCCCCCCCGCTGACTGCTCTCAATCTCACATATGATCCAGCCTCTTCCGGACTTAAGAGTCAGTGGGACAACCACACCGAAAAATTTACAGCAAGTTATGGAGAGTGGAGAACCAGTGGGGATGGTGCAAGGGCAGCACTTACACTATCTAGGGATGTGTACAACGGATCGGTCAAGATTGGAACTGAGCAAATCCCCTTAATCAACGGGGATGCCTATTTTAGTCAGTCGGATATTGCCAGAACTGCTCCAACACCAAAATATACGTTTATGATCGGATCCAGTTATGATATGCAAACTGGAAAACCCCGTCTGAGTGGTCTGATCGGAAAGCAGTTCTCTCCAGTATCTGGGATCGCCACTGGTTATGTGAATAATGGGTGGACAGTCCTTTATACGTATAGGTTTGGTGCAAAATAATGCGTTTTTAACCACGGGTCGAAATGGTAATTTTATGCAGGTTTCTCAACAACATAAAATTACCATTTCGACCTTAATAAACTGAATATTCAGTACCTAGAATAGGTGAGGAACTTCCCCCTTTTTGACATCATAGGAGATACAACATGGCATCACCCATCAACGCTACCGGAGCCACTGGAGCAACCGGAGCACCTGCTCCCTCCGTCCCAGCCATCACTATTCAGATCAACAAGGCACAGTTCGAAGCAGCGGTTCAGCAGTATCTGAATCTCTCTCCCGCAAAGGCAGAGTTGGCTGTCATCAAGTCCCTCGATTGGCCGAAGTGCTGTGTTCCCCCCGCTCTGTGGACCACCATGGCCGATGTGGAAACCCTGATCGCCTTGGTCGCCTCAGCTTGCGAGTTGGCAAAGACTGCCATTCTGAAACAGTATGATCCTGCCGGAACCTTGGGAAGTAAGATCGACAATGAAATCGTCCTGGCAGTGGCTATTCAGATTGTGGGTCAGTCCATTACTTTTGGGGGGCTTTTTGGGGTGCTGGCTGACCATCTCAAGGATGCGCTTCTCTCCATGTTAGTGAGTATCTGGGTAGACCAGCAGCCCACTAACTGGGTCGCACTGGCAGAAAAGATCCTCGGTCTAAGTCTCTAATCGAGGTCAATGTGTGCCTTCTTGCTAAAATCGGAGATCATGAGTACATGGCTTTTTTTAAGCCAGTGCATGGCAGCACCGACTACAGCGGAAGGGTGGAACTTCGAGATTCAGCTTTCCAAATTATCCCTCTTGATTCTCTACTCGGCCCCATCGGTAGCATCCTCGTGAAGGATCCCGCTGAGGCCGATTGGCATGAAATGTCCATGGAAGACCTAAAACAATTGGCCAAGGATTCAATGGCGAAATCTCTCGTCGGCCTTCAAAGTCTTTCGCAGCAGTCATGACAAAACGCAGTATTAGTAGAGCAGGTAGAAGGAGTTTGGGTGGGTGTCTTGAGCCTTAGTAAGTTAGACCGTATAGAACCGAAGGGTGGGACACGCTCGACATATGAGAAAAGGGCTCCGGCAGGCTCCAAGGCAATTCCTTGCTGCCTCCAGTGCAGGGCTCCCTTCGACTTGGCTGAACTGTCCATGGTAGATCAGATGGATGCCCTGGACGGAGTTTTGATTTGTGAAAATTGCAAGGAAGAGAACAAACTTTCCGAACAAAAGCACCACCATTTCGAGTAATACATAACATACCAGCGGAATCCTCCGCACCCCGTTAACTCAAAGGAGAGTCATATGACCACCAAACCCGATGTAACCTCAGTCATCAGAGGAGAGTTCGCCAAGACTGATACGCTCACTGTCAAGCAGATCAGAGCCCTCAGCACTGAACTCGACAACGCCAATCTCGTCCGTAAGGGATTCAAGTCCTTGATTGCCGAGAACTTCTGCACCCTGGAGGGCAGCAAGCGCGGATCCAAGTACGTCCGCAAGCAGTCCTAACCGGATCCCAAGAGAAAAGCAAGTTGATGAGTAGACCGGGGCTTTGATGAGCCCCGGTTTTTTATTCCCAGACTTTTTATTCCTCCTGTAGAGGGGGTAGCCATGCGACCCATATGTTTTACCCTAATGATGGGATTGTTACTAATGATAAATTGTGGGAAGATGCCTCCACCTGTGCGGGTAGCTCTGCCTGCTCCGGTCGAAACGACAGCCCAGACTAAGGTGGAGGAGCAGGCCATCTCGAAGTCTGTGGCAAAGGCAGTCAAGCAGTCACATCTGAAGGTAGCGGCCACGCCTAAGCCACCTCCTAAACCCCCTGAGAAGGAGGCTATGGACACCTTAGAAGTGGAGACCGATACTTCCGTTTGGACGGTGGGGAAGACCGGAATCATCACAGTAGTTATCGCTGAACCAGATCTGGTGGCAGACGCTTCTCATTCGAATGAAATTGGCATCGGTGCCACCCTTGTTCCCGTATCTGCATATTACCTCGTAGCCCTTCAAGGAGCCCTTCCAGGGCAGTTTGACATCGCTCCCGCCCCAGGACAGCAGGAAAGGCAGCACAGGGCTCCCAAGGGCTATCCGGCCACTTGGCGGTATGAGGTTACCCCACTCCGTAAGGGTAAAGTAGACCTTCTTTTCACCCTCAAGATTTTTGCAGAGAATGATACGGCTGGAACAGATATTTCAACCCGGCCCCTTCATCTTGATGTTGTCTCAAAATTTCCCTCTTCTCTTTTCTTCAGTCTGAACCATACTATCACCAACGGCCCTGGCTGGGGAGCAGTATTAGGAGTTGTGGCTGCTCTCATCACAGCGTTGGCGTATTCAACATGGTGGAGGAGTAGGCGCAAAAGTCGTAAAAAGCAAATCGTTTCGAAGGACTGAAACCAGCTAGTTTACCACTACGAGCTTCTCTTGAAAGGGGACACAATGGACACCGTGAAACAGTCTTGTCAGGTGTTGGATCGCATCCTACGTCAGGGTGGGGTGATTGATGAATCTGCGCTTCCCTATGATAACGATCTGCTTATGTATAGGCTGACTCAGAGGAAGTTCATCCGGCCCACGGCCACGTATGACAGCGGAGAGCGTATTTTTGCTATAACCGATAAGGGTATTGCAGAATTGGAGCGCAACCCCAGTCATACCGGGAACTGACATGTTTCCCGTTGACTACCGCATCCACCAGTTGGAATTGCGCGTCAACGGCTGGTTGTTCCCCCAAGTGTGGCTGGCCATTTATTCATTTGATAAAGCTGTGAAATACGCCTTGATGGTTGATGACCCTACCTTTGGCAGATTCGAATTATCAAGTAATATGATAGTAGAATGGAAGACCAAGGGACGATGGTACCAGACCAAACCGCAGTTTGTGATTAATCACCTACTCGCTAAAGGAGCGTACGATGACGCAGAGGCCCAAGAAGGTTGAAGATATTGAAGATCTGATGGACACGGCGATTGACCAGAAGGATCATAAAGAAATCAAAAAGCATCGACACGGGATCGGCAGACACTCAGAATCAAGTGTCAAATTACATCTTTCTGATGCGGTGGAAGAGCCCCCAACCTGGAAATACGAGTAATACGTAAGGTGAGGATAAGCGTGGACGAACAGTGCCCACTGGTTACACCGTATACGGAAAATGAAGGCATCCCAGTGAAGATGCTGGAGTTACTGTATCGAATCCGAAAGCACGATCCAGAGGATGGGCCTATTCCAGTGCCCGTCCCATCTTGCTTTCGAGAGTTCTCTCTGACTCAGCATAAGCCTGTAAAGCTCAAGAATTTTCAGACCCAGATGACGGCTCATCTGATCAAGATGCATCGATTTATCAACGGGGAAGGAACGGGGCTGGGTAAGACCCTAGAGAGCATTGCTGCGGCTGCGTACCTGCATGAGAAGCACGGTTGTAAAATCCTGGTCCTTGGCACTAAATCAACCACCTATCAGTGGAAGACGGAGGGGTTTGATGAGTTCACTACACTCCGGACTCATGTGGCTACTGATTCTTATAAAGGATTAAAAGGATCGCAGGCTAGGCTTGCTCAGATTAAAGACTTCCTCAAAAATGACATGTGCGATGTGATGATATGCAAATACTCCTCTCTCATCGGCAGAACCAAATCACTGGAAGGTGAGTTTGATGAGCAGGGCTACCCCATTGAGAAGGGCCAACGAGAAGAACTGAGCCAGGAAGTGAAAGACCTGATCCAGATTGTGGAGCCCTACGGAGAGAAACTGATCCTGATCTGTGATGAGGCTCAGAAATTCAAATCCACTACCACCCAGGTTCGCAAGATGATTTTGGAGTTGCAGAGCCGAGTGGGGCGAGTGTGGGCCATGACCGCTACGGTCATTCAGAATAGTCTGGATGAGTTCTATAGTATTGCCAGCGCAATCGGAATCCGCCCCTTCGGAGGGATGTCTAAGTTCAGGGATCGGTTCTGTAAGTATCAGATGTCCTATATCGGTAACGGGAGACAAAAGCCTTCGCTGGTTGGCTATCGGAACGTTAAAGAGTTCAAAATCGGGATGCGTCCCTTCTATCTGGGTCGTTCCTGTGCTCAGGTAAAGGAGCCGTTGCCAAAACTCACTACCCTCTACCACCCGATTGATCTGGATGCTAAGCAGATTAAAATGCTGGAGGACATCAGGAGTAAGAAACTGGTGCTCCCGCCTTCTATCCACAAGATAGCCGGGGAACTCATAGAGAAGGAACGAGATGCGGATAATCGGATGACCATGTTGTCGGTCATGCAGTTGATCTCGAATCACCCCTGCCTGATTGACCCTACGGATAAGAAAGCCTTCTTCACTAGGTCTCTCAGCCCCAAGGAAGAGGCCCTGCTTGAGCTTCTAGACGGAGAACTTGCAGGAGAGAAGGTTCTGGTCTTTACTAAATCCAGGAAATGGATTGATCGATTTGAACACCTCTGCAAAGAGGGGCATTACACTGATCGAAAATTCCTCCGTATCACTGGGGCTGAAGATGAGAAACAACGGGATACCAATAAACGGTTGTTCCAGACTGATCCTGACCATAACCTGTTGTTCATCAACACAGCCATTATGGAAGGAGCTAATCTTCAGCAATCAGCCCACATGATTCTTTTGGATGCTCCATGGGGCTGGGGGGCATTGATCCAATTGGTGGGTCGGATGGTCCGCATGTCAAGTCCCCACTCAGTCTGCACCCTGCATGTGATATGTGCGAAGGGCACGATTGATGAATATGTGATCGATACGCTGCGAGGCAAAAAGGGGGTGTTTGACATCATCCTCGGAGAGTCCCATGCGGCGGGGTTGTTGGATACCGGAAATGATCTAGACCTATCTAGCGGCATGGAGACACTGAATGACGATAAGGAGTTCAGAGAACTTTTGACTGCCCATGTCAAAACTACCAAGATGGGGGACTATCTGAAGGGTAAAATTCTCGCAGAAGCAATAGGGGAGGGGGAAGATTATGTGATGAGCTTCGAGAAGGAGCCCAAAGAGAGTAATAAGAACAAGAAGAAATCGTTCGAGTTTTCTGAGAAATGGTGATAAGTGGACCTAAATGAAACTCCGGAATGCCCTCGCTGCAACGGCTCCGGGTACATAAGACTTGCTAACGGAATGTTGGAGTTCTGCACTTGTTTTTTTAAGAGGCAGTTGGCGACTCAACTAGGCTCTCTGACTACATTCCCTGAGATCAGTTCGCCCTCAAAACTCTCCCCCTTCTTGCTCAAACGAAGAGGGAATGGACTCATAGAGGTGGACTCTCTGGATGGGAGTATGGAGGCGTTCTCAGTTCATCTGAGAAAGGCCCTGACAGATGAGTTCTATGATGCAATCAGCAAGGGTCGCCGTCCCATTACGTGGAGAGAAACCACGATGGTGGAAGTAACCGATATCCGGTTTGGCAACATGCCTTATGCGGAGAAGTTCGCTCTTCTGACCGCCCCTCAGCTTCTCATTATCAGAGCCGCCATGTGGCCCCCTTACGTCCAGCACTATGATAATGTTCGGATGCTGATCGGGGATCGGATGGGAAAGAAGAATCTGACATGGCTAGTCAATCCTAACTTTGCCAAGATGAAGGATGATAAAGCTATCCCTCTGTCGTTCAAAGACTTCATTAAAGACATCCTCGGACTGGATCGGTTTGTTCATATAACTAGGGAAGAATCAAAGGGAGAGAGTGGAGCAAAAGTGAAAAAAACAACTGAAATGGACGTTCACCAGGGCATCGGGATAACGGGTATTAATCAAAAGATGCTGACCGATGCAAATGATCCGGTTCAGACCAGAATAGCCAAGATGGAGAAGACCGTTGACCAATATGACCGTAACAGCAGTGATGGTTAGTCTTAAAGTCGGGGATGTAGACTATGGACGAGGGTCTGAACGATTTGTCTCGCTGCGTGGTGAAGTCCCTGAAGGGCAGGAAGGTATCCCCATCAATGACTATGATGAGATCTTGAAAAGGGTTCTGGATCTTCAGTTAGAGGCATGGGAAGCAGTGCAGGGCAGCAGGTACGTGGGAGGAGTCGTGAAGGCCCCATTGTTCAAGGATCTGATTGCTATGGGCCGGAAACGCACCGAACGAGTGAAACAATTTTTGACTGAAAGAGGCGAAGTAGATGTTACCGATATTGAATCAACTGAAAGCTGAGACGGTCCTGGAGGGAACAGGGCTGCTTGAGAAGGTGGAAAAGCTCCGCTCGACCTTCACCTACAAATCATCTGAGGAGGCTTACTCCTTTGATGACTACTACTTGAGGTTGTTGAAAGAAGCGGATGGGGTCGAGCAAATCACTCTCCTATCCTCTGTAGCCCCCGGCACGGCTCAGTCTTATCTGGTGCAACTCACTCAGTCTCTACAGTTGGTCACTGATAAGATCGAATCCATTCACAGTCGAGCCCTATTCTTTTTGGGAAAAGTCCGTGCGGCCATCCACAACAAAGATGGACTGGAGGCGGCATTCACCGTATGGTACCAGATTGCCATCACTGAAATCCTCAAGGCCCATGATCTTAAGTTCACGGCTTCTGTCTGCAAGGCCCTGGCTGAATCAGAGTTCACCCGTTTGATTGGTGAAGAGGTAGTCCTGGAAGGCATGGAGGATGCGATCAGTATGCTGATTGAGCATCTGAAGAGTGCGAAGAAATTGGCCATGGAGAAGTATAAGCTGGGCACCGAACAGGCCAATGCCTCTCTCCTGCGGATGCCATCCAGCCAAGGCTTAATGGAGAACGAAGACCCCTATCCTCTGTTGAAGCAGCGGTATGGCTCCCTTACAGAGGAGCCTCAGAAGCCTAAATATGATGATGAGGAAGAGTCTGAAAGTGGGCTTCCATCTGATGAGGGAGATCCAAATTACGTCGAAAGGCGCGAATTTGCTGGCCACCCGCTTAGTGACAAAATTGTGAAGATGGTTCAGGGCACCGTAGAAGAGCCAGAAGTGGGTATTGTATTGGGTGGGGAACTCAAAGAGGCAGCAGAAAAATGGCATGAAGAGCAGTTGGATGCGGTTCAAGAAGCTGAAGATAAAGCTCTTCTCCAGATGCTGGTCTCTCCCAAGCTCACTTCAATGGAAGACTTACTCGCCCAGCTTCCTGACACTGGAGTTACCCATGGGGAGAACTCGAATGAGGATGCGGAATATGTAGCTGCTCATCCAGAAACTTGGACTCCATTGGTAGTAAAGCGTCACGATTTTGATGAAGTCGAAGGGGATGCTGTAGAGATAACCAGGAATAGACAACCGGCTGAAATCATCCACGATCCATTTGTCGGAGATGTCAAAGTAGTGCAAGGAGAAGATGGCCCCACCCTGGTGAAAGAAAAAGGTGAAAAAGCCATCCAGCCCAAACCTAAGAGTAAGCCAAAATATGACGATGAAGATGATGAAGATGGTATCTCTGTCCCTGCCTCTACCCCGGAGCCCCCAGCCGTAAATCCAGAGCCAGAACCAGAGAAACCAGCAGTACCAGCGGAAGTTCAACCGGTCAAAAAAGATCGAAGAAAGATCACTTTTGACGACTCATTCTGAGTATCAATTAAAGAGCAAGGAGCACACATATGGCGAACAAGCCAAAGTTTGACGAAGACGAAGAGCTAGACCTTAAGGCCGGGTCAAAGGCCGGTGCGGGTCAAAAAGGAGCCCCCGCAGCAGGGAAGAAAACTCTAGAGAACGAGGAAGAACTCGACTGCGACTGGGGTGATACCGAACTGATGAAGAAGAAGGATCCGATGCCACGGGTCAAGCCGGAGAAGGGCAAGGCCGTTCGCTTCGCCATCCTCCCCTTCATCAAGCCGAAGAAGGCGTTCAATCACTACATCGATAAGAAGGGCACGTTCCGTTGCCTCTCCACAGAGGAGAATGAGGGCATCTGCTGCACTTCCGGTCTGGCTGGCAATGCCAATCTGGCCATCGTCGCCCTGGTGGTCAAATACACCAATTGCGACCCCAAGACCGGCAAATATGGTCTGGACAAGGACGGTCGAAAGATCGTGGAAACTGACTGGGAGATTGGTCATGTCAACCTCAGTCGCACCAACTACACGGCCATCAACCGTATGATGGAAGATGAAGACGCTGCCAACGGGAATCCGGAGACCGTCTATGACTTCGACATCATCATGACCCACAACGAGACCACTGGTATCGGCTACACCCTCACCCGTGCCTCCCGTACGCCCCGTTACCGCAAGGATCCAGAGATGGTCGCGGCTATCGAAGAGGCCGTACAGCCCCTGTTGGATGGCAAGCTGCTCACCGCAAGGCTGGGTCGCAAGATCAACGCCATCGAGTGGAAGGCCCTGCTTTCCGGCATCTCCGGAGCCAACGATGATGACGCCTCGGACAATGGCGATCTGTAATTAGCCCAAGAGCTTGACTCGGGGAGCCTCGGGGCTCCCCGTTTTATTTTGGAGAAGTAGTGGCACCACGTAAACCGAAGAAGACTTTTGCAGAAAAAATCACATTTCCTCCTAAGTCAAATAATAAAAAATGGCTGGTAATTGGACTTGACCCCTCCCTTAGTCGCACCGGTTTTGCCTTTGCCAAAGTGGTGGGTACATCCTTTCAATGGTTAAACATTGGCTCCCTTAAACCCGATGATACCTCTCTTCCTACATGGCTTAGATCTCAACAGATAGCCAGTACGATTGGAGAGATGATGCAGCATTGGCAGAGCACTGTTGCAACTGGTAGCTGGGAACCAAATGGCTTGATTATTTGTATGGAAGTCCCCACCCCCAGGAATGATTACCTTAACATTCTCTCCAAAATCATTCATGCTCATCTACTTCCTCTGACTGGTAAATTGTTTAGTGAAGTGCATGTACTTCAGGTAAATGCTGCCACAATGCGGTCCAACATGGGATTGACCGCCACTGGAGACAACAAATGGGAGAACGTCCGGAAAAGCCAGGAGTTTGCAGACCCTCAAACTTACCCAGGCATCGATTCCGATTCTTGCGATGCGATCCTCTTTGCTGAGTATGGCCGCATGGTCACTCAACTGCTTAGTTCAGAACCCTCCCTCATTGGTGAATCCCCAATGTTGCTGAGCCTTTGCGATAATACTCCAGTAGTGAAGGGCAAAGGTAAGAGAGCCCATACCGTGACTAAGGGCATCCTCCACAATACTCCAGTAGTGAAGGGCAAAGGTAAGAGAGCCCATACCGTGACTAAGGGCATCCTCCACAATCCTGCATATTGGTACACCTACACCCCCACTGAATACAGTATTAGCTTAAAAGACGCAACCGTTCCTCCGAAAAAGCGGCTGCAAAAGATCACCATAACCATCTAAGGAGAGCCATGGCAGTAAAGCGCATTAAACACAACAAAGAAGCAGGAGAACTCCCTGATTCCAAGGCAGCATTCCTTGAAGCCCTAGATGGCTTCGGAGAAGATCCAACGATTCAGAAAATGGAGGTTCAGGAGACCTTCGTGCCAATGGGATCGGTCATCCTGGATCATGTTCTCCAACTGAAGGGTATCCCTGGCGGGGGTCGGGTCATTCAGATCCACGGCAAGGAACACGGTGGTAAGTCCACCCTCTGCTACAACATCGTCAAGTCCTATCAGCGACTGACTGGAAAGGCTGCGGCCATCTTCGACTTCGAAGGAACCAGCACTCCTGAATACTTCAAGTCCAACGGGGTCAATACTGACCGGGATGCTTTGGTCGTCTTCAAGAACAACTCCGTTGAGGCAGCGATCCAGAAGTCCATCGTACTGATGAAGGCTGGAGTGAAAGTGTTCATCTATGACTCCGTTCCTCGCATGAAATCCATGGTGGATGAGAAGGAGATCATGAACGGGAAGGCTTTCAAGAACACCGTTGGTGCTCATGCCAAGACTATGAACATGTTCTTCGATATCCTCCTTCCCTACGCTCAGCACTATGACTGTGTGTTGATCATGGTCAACCAGATTCGTGCTCGAATTGATGGGTCTCGTGAGGGCCAATCAGCCGCGAAGTACAGCACCATCACCAACCTCAACTACGTGCTGCCGGGGGGATTCGCCATGCGTTTCATTCCCTCTCTGACCATCGAAGTGAATGTGGCCAAGGCCCTACGTGCGGGTGGGGGCGAATCCGATTGGGATATCGAACCCGGTGAGAACAAAGGCAACAACTATGTGGCAACCCGCATCAACGTTCGTGTCCTTAAGAACAAGGTCACGATGGGTGGTTACAGGGCGGGTGTGCTCTACCTACGTCCTGGCCTAGGGTTGGACGACAATATCAGCATCCGAGAACTGGCTCACCACTACAAGCTCATTTCCTATGTGGGCCGCAAGTATATCGTGGGCTTGGAATCTGACCCCATCATGGTCTACGACTCCAAGGATTCCGCGATTCGAGATCTGGTAGTCGAGCAGAATCCTGAAGTTCTGAGAAAGCTGCGAGAACTGGTCATAGCGGCCATTGAGAATGACGAGAGCGGGTTTGCAATCGAGCCTTCCCTTGAGGATCTGGCCTCTTCGGATGAAGACTTCTACCAGAAGATTACCGCTAAGGTGGCGTTCGATGATGAGGACCAGGATCTATCATGATTATCGATTCTAACAACCTCATTCTCAAAACCTTCTGGTTCCTCGCCTTGTTGGGTTCCACTATCTTCATGGCCTCGAACCTCACCTACAGCCCTGCTACTCTGCAATACGGAATGTGGGCCGGAGGGATCATCCTGGCTGGCTATCTGACTGGATTCCTAGGCGTCTTGACCTACACCGTGGCCCACTCCGGAGGGGTCGATCAGGCCCTTCGGAAGATGGGCACACTGGAGAAGTTCGTAGATGCGCTAGCCGAGCCGTTCCCATGGGCTAACAAGGCATTCTGGTTCACCATTTTCTACTATGCCTCTCTCTTCATCAACTGGCCCTTGCTACATGGAGCCTTACTCTGCATTTCAGCCTCACTCCTGGCTACCACAGTGCTCTGCATCCTTCGTAATTTTCATCTCATCAGAGCCTTCCTCCGTCTTTCGATCAAGGGAGTAATGACTGAGAGTGCGGTCAAATATTTGATCGCCCACATCATGGCCTCTGAAACCACGAAAGAATGTGACAAGGAAGGCTGCTCTTGCAAGACTCCCCCTGAAGAGGAATCATGAAATTTCGGCTCGTAGGTAAGGATTTTCAGTCTTGGAAACATTTCGATTTGACTGTCAACGGGTTTACTATCATCGTTGGCAGTTCAAATCGAGGAAAATCCGCGATTGTCAGATCCTTGCGCGGTATTCTACGAAATCAGGTGCAGGATGCCTTCATCCGTCATGGTCAGAGAGCCGTGGAGCTTAAGCTCGAAGTAGAGAATGGCTCCACGGCTGTTCTGACCAGAGGGAAGACCACCACTTACAGGGTCAATGGGGAAGACTTCGCCAAGCTGAATGGGGATGTGCCCCAGCCAATCAAAGACTTGAAGCTGGGCGAAATCACAATCGGTTCAGCCAAGCTGGACCCTACGTTCGCAGGGCAGTTTGACAGTCAGTTCATGATGAACCTGTCCCCCAGTGAGTTGAACTCCGTGTTTGGGTTGTTCAGCAACACTGAGCAGTTGAACCAAGGCAAAAAAGCCATCAATCTGAACAATACAGAAATTAACTCCCAGGCTAAGATGTTGGCCCTGGAAGTCCAAGCCGGTCATACCAAAATAGCTGAGATTAGCTCAGTGCTTGGGGTATTCGAGTCCCTTAAACCCAAGCATGATGACACACGACAGAAAATTGCTACGGCTCAGACCGTGCAGATCTTGTTGAATCAAAGAATTGTGCAGTGGAGCAGGGTCGTGACCCTGGAGAGCATAAACCGTATCACCCCTCCGTCCACTCAAAAGGTGGCTAAGGCCCACAGGGTTCACACCCTCTTGCTTCACAAGACGCAGACTTCAAGTCGCGTCAAAACCCTCCGTCAAGCCTCCCAGGTGGTCCTACCTTCAACCGAACTGGTTTCCCGCTACCTTCGCCTAGGCAAAAGCCTCAGACAGGTCCAGAAGCTCCAGGAGCACATTGCTATCGGTTCTGGGGTGCTGAGTGCCGCACGGTCGGTCAAATGGGGGCTCTTGATTCGAAGATGGAACCTCTTGCGGGATTACACTCCGTTAAAGAAACGCCTAGCTGCGGCCCCACCGATGGTCGATGTGAATACGGATGACCTGTTGCGGGGTATAATGGATCTCCGACTTGTCACATCTTACCCCAAATTGAAGGTATTGGTGACAGACTGTAAAACAAAGACTCAGACCATTGCTACGGAGCTATCTGATCTCCACCAGCAACTACATGAACTCACAAAAGACGCCATCTCATGCCCGAAATGCGGGTATCAATTCACCAAGGAGTAATCGTGGCCCTAGCTGAAGAAATCCAAGATTTGAACAAACGAATCTCTGGTCTAGAGAAAAAGCAAGAAGAAGTCAAGCGCACCTTGGCCGTTGAGGAGCACAAGCTATCTGAACTTCAGGCCCAACTCAAGGAAGAAGGGTATGATGTTTCCAAGATGTCAGATGCGGAGATTGAAGCTCTGATGGATAAGCTGTCTGAAAGCATCGAAACCGAAATGGAAAGACTCAAGGGAATCATCGGAGAAGCCGAAAAGCAATATGAGAAGTTCCAAGAACTTCGCTAAGGTGTCCGATGTGGCCTGAACCGCTTCTCCCCGCTCCCCATTACCCCTTCATCCCTCAGATGAGACGGGTAGAGCCGGTGGTACGGATTCAACCTCAAAACCCTGATAAAAGGACTCCTATTGGAAACAATCAAGTTGGCACCCTCATTGATGTCTACGTCTAACCGAATTGGCTAGCTGTTCCATAATGAGGAGAGTCCGATGGAGTTTAAACTTGAGCCCCAAGCCCTGATACCCTGGAAGCTGATGAATAGTAGCCAGTTACACCAGGACATGGTGCTGGTCGATACAGATTACATGGCCCTGATGTATGATGAGGGATTTGATTGGTGTAATGTTTCGCTACCCAGTGATAAAGCACTCCGAGTAGTGCGGTTGCTGGAGACCCCTAATCTCAACCAACGGTTGACCTTTTTATTCAACCTGATCCAGTCTGAAACTCTGAAATCTGAGTGCCTCAGAAATCACATAGGAGCAATTGTTACGGATGAGGATTTACGAATCCTTGGATCCGGCTTCAATCGTAAACCCGCATATTTCACCCATTGTGATACGATGGGATGTGATCCAGAAAGGATCTGTCGGGCTACTTTTCAACCTGAACTTATGGCACTCAGTCGATTAGAGAGCACTGATGCCAAGCCCTCTATTATGTTTTCCAGTGTGGCACCAAATTTGAGCAGCATTAATTTGTGTGAACTACATGGAGTATCAATTATTGTATACTTGGCTTCTCGAAAATTTTCGAAACTAGACACACCGGTCATCAGTTTTAAGACGGTAAAGTCCGGTATTATTTTCTTGAAAGCCACCATGGGAGCAGCAGAATGAAACTTCTTATCGACCTACGCAGGAAACGAGTCAAAATTGAGTTCGAAGCCACTCAAGATGAGATGGGTCAACCTGAGTCTCAGGTCAATGTCGAGGTCAAGACGAATAAGCGGCAGAACAAGCAGATTCTGGACCAGATCCCCGACATCACAGGTAAGCTGCTTTATTACCTGACTATGACCAATGTCGTCCTCCTTGATTCTACGTATGAGCAGATGGAGCAGATGATTGCCAAGGCTTTAGAAAGCGAAAAGCGCAATGACAAAAGACCCGTTTGAGCAAACACACACAAGCATTTTGGAACTCTTGGCCCACCTTCACGTAGGGACAAATTCTCCGGTCCTCCTGGGTGAACTAATTGACCACCTGAGCAACCACTTCATTGATGAGGAACGTCTGATGAAGGTTTGCAACTACCCTGAACGGGAGAGGCATATCAACGAACATCTCCTCATCCAAGATTTCATTCTTCCACTCTTACCTCGTCTCGTGTCGGGTAATAATTCACAGGAAGAACTTGATTTGGTGCAGGAGAGAATGGCTCTCCATATTTCCGCCGATGACGCCAAGTTCATCCAATATGCCAACACTTACGCCCCGGAGATCCTCGAATCCCTATGAAATTGAAAAGGATAGATGACGAAGTAAACATTGTATGGATGACGGATATCCATCTTTCAGATCGGGCTCCAGGGAGACGTTCGGATGCCTACAGGGAGCAGATTTTCGATAAGCTCCGTCAGGTCCGCAAGATATGTGAGGACAACCATGCTATCTGTTTGGTCGGTGGGGATGTGTTTCATATCAAAACCCCTAAGTCCCCCGCGAATAGCCTATCTCTGATCCGAGAAACAATTGAGGTGTTCAGTGAGTTTCCAGGAGGCTGTGTTTACGGCTGCGTGGGCAACCATGACATTCAGTTCGACCGCATAGACACGCTTCCCCACCAGCCCTTGGGTATTCTGATGGAGGCGGGGGTTTACCGGTCCTTGAACGAAGAGCCTCTGATCATCGAGACCAGGGAAGAACCGATGCTGGACCCCTCATTCACCATCCAGGTGGATACGTGGGACTATGCGGAGCCGGGTGATACGTACGAGGCTCTGAAGCGGTCTGGGGCTCGTCCAGAAGGCATTGACTACCGTCTTGGAATCGTCCACGCATCCGGATGCAGTGGGGATACGAAAATATTTGGAGATCAAGTTAGCCTCATCGGCTACAATCAGCTTCGCAAGCTGGATTATGACATCCTGCTCTGGGGGCATGATCACACCAGGACTGAAACGGAACGTTGCGGCAACGTGACTCATATCAACCTAGGCAGTATCGCCCGTGCAGCCCTATCACAGGATGAGGCGGATCGCCCAGTCAGTGCAGTGCTGCTGCGGTTCACCCCTGAAGGGGCTAAGATCAAAGAGATACCACTCAATGTAGTCCCGCTCGAACAGGCATTTCGGACAGAGGACAAGCGAGTAATAGATGTGAAGGACAGCACAAGCATGAAGGCATTTTTCTCAGAGTTATCGGAGTCAGTGGATGAGATCGAATCTTCGGATCCCATCACTGTGATCGAGGCTCTGTGTAAGAACGACCCTACGTTATGTGCTCATGTAAAGGAGAAGTGCAACCTATGAAATCAATTGAGGAAATCTGGCAATCTGAGGAATCCATGGCGGAAGCCTATAAGGAGATTCTCCACCTATCGAAGTTTGATCGCACCACAGATGCGAGTAAGCTGGTCAATAGGCTGGTGGATAACGAAGTCATGATGACGATGAATGGCTCTCCGCTTTACTATGACAAGCGGATCTGGATCCTTCAGCATATTCAGGATTTCAATATCGCTACTCAGCTTTTGTTGAACTGTCAGGAAGGCTCTGTGCGATTTGATATCGCTAAGCTCGACAACGATACTCAAGCGTGGCAGAGGGATGGTAACTTTGAAGCCTCTCCATTCGACAAGAAGGCCAAATTCATGGAGGGGGAGGATGAGAAGTCTAAGAAGTTTAACACTATTCTTGCTGGAGTTCGTAATCTTAAAATTCTATCGGCGGGGCTAGTTGGGTTTAACAGCTTCAGAATCAGCCCCATTGGCTCAACTCCAGCTTTCGCTGACATGAACAACCTATCCAATCTTTCCATTATGGGGTTGGGTAAGTATGCAGGCTCTGATGTGAAGATCTGGATGCTGAATCATAAGGCTATCCAGGACTTCATCCATGTACGCCAGCAGGAGGATGGTGGGACCATCGCTGATGGCTTGGTTTACCCCATCTATTCTAAGAGCGGTGGGGATATCTTGCTCCGTGCTCTTACGAGTCGTTGGGTCGCCTATCAGGCTTTGAGTGAACGATTCCGCATCTATGTGGTCCCCAAGTATGATTCGCTTCTAACCGTTGGGGATGATCTTCCAGAAGGCTTGAAGGAGTTCGTGAGTGAGTTTAAGGACTGATGTCAAAGACAAGCTCCGCGCCCCAGCTAAAGGTGGGTGGAAAGAGACGATTCAGGGCAAACCTGATGTCCAACAGTGCGTCATCGAAATCATTGGTGATGCACTGGGCCAGGGTGTCGTAGATTCAAAAGGGAGGCCCCCAGATAATCTGGTTGTCTGCCTGGATCGAATCCTTCAGAAGAAGCAGCACATAAACGATTTGGATTTGCTTTTGATTTTAGATGAGGTTGAATGATGAAAATTGTACCACCGAGTGTCACACTCCTACACCACACCCCCGAAGCAGAGAAGGTCATTGAACGTGCTGGAAGAGTCTGCTGGAAATCAGAAGAGAAGATCACGGAGGATTCTCACGTGGCCTTCATCAAAATGATCATGGATCCAAGCCGCAAACATGAATCCGTATTGGAACATGCTTCCGCTGGGTTCAGCATCGTATGTGACCGTGGGATCAGCCATGAGATCGTCAGGCATCGTATCGCCTCCTATTCACAGGCTTCGACCCGCTACTGCTGCTATGCGAAGGATAAGTTTGGAGGGGAGATCTCTGTTATTTGTCCAAGTGGGATCGAAGAGGGGACGAGCGAACATATTGCATGGTACGAGGGGTGCTATCATGCTGAGCAAGCCTATCTGAAACTCATTGAATTGAAGGTTTCTCCCCAGAACGCTCGTTCAGTCCTCCCCACTTGTCTCGCAACTGAAATCGTATGGACGGCAAACCTTCGTGAGTGGATACATATCATGTCCCTAAGATCGGCAAAAGCTGCCCATCCAGACATTCGAATTATCATGGAAATGATTAAACCGCATCTGGTAAGTATCGCTCCAACAATATTTGCAGATTACGCTTCTTAAAGTCTGAAATAACGGATTCTCTTCTGTATGAAGGGGATCCCTAATGGATACTTATTTTATCGTAGAAGCGTCACATTTATTTCGAGCCGGAGAGATTCATTCTTCCCAGCTTTATGTCATAGACGTAGTTAATTACATCGCACGAGAAATTTTGGATGCTCCGATTACCGATACCTGGGTTTTATTCGGTTCGACAAAAGAGCAGCAAGCAGATAAGTATGTTCAAGCTGTAGAACGAACTGGCGTAAAAGTTGTCCGAATGGTCCCGATTGATTCGAGAATCATTCCAGGGAACAAGTTTTACAAGCCTTCCACCTATTTGCATGACATTTTTGCTACCCTACCAATCGGATCTCAGGTCTGCTTGGTGGGGTTTCATAATACTCGATTTGAAGACTTGCTTCGTAAATATCAGGAGTCGTTCAAGATTAACATCTGTGCGTTCACTACCAAGTCAAAGACAAATAATGATATGCGGATCCCAGAGAATTTCACTCCTCTGGTGGAACGGGCCGTTAGTCTAGACGATCACATCTCCGGCATCAAAAACGAGTATAAACGGTCTAAGCAGGTTGAAGTCCAGTAATAATCAAGTAAGGATCAAACTTTTTGACACTATGTAGAGGATCCGATGAAATATAGCACTGTAACAGAGGAGCAATTGGACGTACTCCAGCAAGGGTTAGACTTACTGGCACACGTTAATCACGACCTCGTACCCACTACGCTGTATTTATATGGTTTGTTAAAACCAGGGAGTCCTGTTCTGGCAAATGTGACAGAGGCCGCATGGGAAGATAGCTATGCGGGAGAAGCGAAAGAGAATGACCTCCATATTGAGACTGCTGCGGTTGGAATCCGACTAAGCAGCGATATTTTGCAGTATATCCTTGGTTCAGGGTATCGTTCTGATGATGATGACTTTCAGTATATGCTGAACGGGGAGATTCATGAGAGCAGTTTTTCTTATACAAGTACCAAGCCGGTGCTTTCATTTTCGCAATTCTCAAAGGTGGCCCTGGCTGACGATTCCTACTGGCTCAAAGATTTCTTACAGGCCGAAGGGGCGGTTTCGGAGCAGCAGAACCCCAGTGTCGTAACTCGAACCGCCCCTGCGACCAAGGAGCCTCATGGTGGGGCAGAGGAAGCCCTACATCAGCAGCACCCCCATCAGTCCTCTATGAAGCCCATTGTGGGTAAGTTGAGTCCTGAGATGATCGAGCAATTGATCTGGAAGAATCGTTTAAAGTAAAGGAGTTCCGATGAGAGTCATGGATGCCCCACCCGCTACCCAGTCGCCAGTTGAGATTCAATTGGTTGTCTCGTCGGAGTATGAGCAGGCGGTCAGAAAACCCAACTATATCAAGGTATTGCTATGGTTTAGTACCGAGCAGCCCCGAACCCTAGCCTCTCGAATCCTTAAAACCCCCCCTTTTGATGTGCCGGGACCGGTGCTTGAATATGTGGCCATCTTAAAACCAGCAGATAAGACATTTGATCTTCTCTGGGCTTTTTTGGAAGACTTTGAAACCCTCAAAGATCGAGGGGTAGTCCCTCCCGATGCCAAGTTGGGTAGCTTTGACTTCATTGAAGAGGACTCACGTTTTCTTGCCTGGGTGATGTAAAACGTATACAGATTGTCCTCCGACCGAGTATCATAAGGTAGGAGGCTCTGATGAGCAATAGTTCTGCAAATACGGGTGGTGGGTGTATCACGGTCGGATCGGTCGTTTCGGTGATCCTCAGTGCGGCCCTGAATCACTCCTTCTGGTGGGGTGTGCTCCACTTCTTCTTCGGATGGCTCTACGTCATCTATGCGGTCCTGTGCCGCTCCCATGAGATCGTACCTGCGCTGAAGGCGATGTTCTCGTAATATCAGTAATAGGTAGTAACCGAGGGAAGTATGGCAGAAGATAAAAGGACGTTTGAGGAGGCCGGTCGTGGTCTCATCATCGATACGAATAACGAATTGATTAACGCTCGTCACGCATATTATGCGTTGGCTCGACCCATCATGACCGATGCCGAGTATGATCGGCTGGAGCGTCAGCTTTACGATATGGTGAAGGGGCTGCCTCAGTTCAAATCGCTGGCTACGGTTTTGACGACCGTTGGTTCGGACTTAGTGAATACCGGAGGCCGGATCAAGCACCAGACTCCCATGCTGAGTCTGGAGAACAAGTATGCATTCGATGAGTTACTCGAATGGCTCAACCAGTTCCCCGGTCAGCAATTCGTGATCGAACCCAAAGTAGATGGAGCCTCATGCTCCCTCCTCTATATCAATCGCAAGCTCGTCAAAGCTGTGACCCGTGGTGACGGGCAGTATGGCGAGGATGTGACAAAGCAGATGGCTGCAAGTGGAGCCGTCCCACTCAGCTTACCTGAAGAGTTCTACCCTGAGTCTCCGGTGGAGATTCGGGGCGAAGTATTCATCACCATTTCCCAGTTCGATAAGCTGAATAAAGAGCTAGAAGCTGAGGGGGAAAAGCCCTATGCCTCTCCTCGTAATCTCGCCGCTGGTTCGATGAAGCTGCTGGACCTGGAAGCTGTAAAGCGAAGGGGCCTTCGCATGTTCGTATGGGAGGCCAGCGGCATCCCTCAAGAGTATCTGAGCAAGCGGTCAGCTTCAAAGGAATATGCTCATCAATCAATTCAGTATGTGACCCGAACGAATGTCTGCTTTCCTCAGTCTATTCTGAGCGTCTGTACATGCCCAAAGGAAGTCATAGATGCGATTGACAACCAGATCCGCAAAGAGCGGGAAATCGTCTGGTTGGGTGGTCTGGGGATGCAGACCGATGGGGTGGTGATCAAGCTGGTTAATCCTTCGGCCCGTAAAGAAGCAGGAGTCGGCTCCAAGTATGTGAATTGGGGAGTCGCCTGGAAATACCCCTCCGAGAAGAAGGGAACGATCCTTAAGGATGTGATCTGGCAGACCGGACGCACCGGAAACATGACCCCAGTCGGAATACTCGAACCCATCAATGTGAGCGGAGCGATGATCGGACGGGTCAATCTCAATAACTACAGCTTCATCAAGGATTTGGGTGTTGAGATCGGTGATGAAGTGCTGATTCACCGGGGTGGGGAAGTCATCCCTGTCTGCACCGGTATCTCACACAAGGCTCAGAACCCCCGACCCATCCCAGAGCCCACTCAGTGCGTCTGCGGAGCCCCTCTGACCAGTCAGACCAACCCCAAGTCGGGTGTGCAGTCCCACTGGTGCGAGAGCCCTACCTGCACCGAACAACTGAAGGCTAAGCTCTGCTACATCGCTGATCGTTCTGTCTTGGAAATTGATGAGTTGGGTCCAGAACTCGCTACCTTCATGGTAGATGAGGGTTACGTCACTGTTCTCTCCGATCTGATTCTATTCTCCAATGGTATCGTGACTAAGCTGGCAGAAAAACCTGAAGCAGTCACTGCTAAGCTGGCTGGCCTGGGCTTCGGGGCGGCTCAGACGATCAAGATGTGCAAGTCTCTGGAAAGTGCGAAGACCCGAGATTGGGACCGGTGGTTGGCCTGTCTGGAAATCCCTGGTATCGGTCGCACTATCAGCAAGGTGCTGGCTACTCAGTGCCGTCTCCAACCGGAGGATCTGCCTGACTTGCGGACGATTCTGTTGAAAGCCCTGATGGATGAAAAGATTGACGGGATCGGAGACATCAAGAAAACCGATGCGGTCAACTACTTGACCTACTTCGCCACCTTCTTTGATGAGGAAATGCAGAATCTCCATGATGCGGGGGTCCGACCTACCGCACTGATGAAGCCAGCCGTGGCGGGTGAACAGCCCCTGGCCGGTTACGTCATCTGTATCACTGGTGAGTTTGATGAGGAGCGAGAGCCCTTGTCGAAGAAGTTGGCCAGCCTTGGGGCGACGATGAAAACCGGTGTGTCCAAGAAGTTGACTCATCTGCTGACCGGTGAGGCCCCTGGCCGTTCCAAATTGGCTAAGGCTGCGGAGTTGAATATCCCCCGATTGAACCTTGTCTGGTTATTGGATGTGCTGGAGAAGAACGGCATGAAGATGGACAAGGAGATTGGTGGAATGGGGGCCGAATGGGACGACTAAGGGATAAGTGGGAGGCCATCCGAGCCTATTTCAAAGAGATGGAAAAAGAGACCTACATCAAAGACACTCTTGACGAAATCAGTAACTATGATAGAGGAGAATGGGAAGTCAGCAACGGGGTTCATTTTGACCTGCATCCTATTCGCATGTCCTCTGCCTGGGTCGTGAAAGATGACATCCGGATGGATCTGTGGGAAACCCATGGAGGCTATAAGGTATCAGACCCCATGCTTCGACAATGGCTCTTTGAAGGGGTAGTCCTGTTAGACCAAGAAATCAAAGAACGCAACCAACGGTGGGCTGCCGAACGAGCCCAAAAAGAGAAAGAATTTGCTTCACATCACTACCCTAACCGTTACTCACAGGAGAGATAATGATCATCACACAAGAAGTAGCTGATCGGCTAAAGAACAATCTCATGTTCGATAAGACTGATATTACCGGCGCACAGGGGGCCATTCAGATCTTGTTTAAGAATGAATCCCAGGAGTCCATTGAGGGGCTCTATGCCTTGCTCCGCTCTATCGCTGAAGGTGCGGACGCTCTGGTTGGGTTGGAGGTTCCAGATAAGGATTTCTCTGGCTCGATGGAGTATCAGGACCAGAAACCGAGTAATACGTAATAGGCAACACGCCTTGCCGGTGCGGATGGTTTCCCCCTCCCTCCCATCTCCCGGTAGTTTGAAGGACTTAACTTGGTCCTTGCCCCACCCCCGCAGAAATTGCGGGGGTTTTTGTATACGGATTCCCTCAATTTGTGGTATCATAGAGCAAAGGAGTAACGAATGAACGTCAATCGAGAAAACATGCTGTTCGAGAACCTGACTGACCATGATGCCAAGCGGCTCAGATCTGCCGTGGAGGAACTGGTGCAAACCGGCCATATCATGCCTGATGCCAGATACTTCTTCGAAGTGTGGCGAGTCAGTCTGGGATACGACGAACGGCAAGGAATGATGCTGATGAACACTGCCTTTCCGCAACGAGCACTACTTTCACTTCTGAGGAGAAACGATGAACGCCATTGAAACGATGACCGCTCAGTCTGATGAGCAGATCCTTGCTCTCGCGGCGGAGTCAGAGAGCTTCTATATGAGTGGGATCTCTCCCGAAGACTCGCTCATGCGCCAATTCCTGATCCAAACGAAGCTGGATAACACGGCTTGTGGGCTGCTGTTCCTGTCCCACATGGTCTTTCACGAGTGCTACATTCGAGGAATCAACCGGAGGAGTGATGCGACTCTCAATTGAAGAAACCCTGCTCATCAGGGAACTGCGCTACGTCTCGTTCAAGCACCTCATCCGCCTGTTCTGTGCGAAAACCGGAGATGACTATACGGAGGTCGTGCAGCATCTGATGGGCTGGCAGGGAGGGTTTGGCAAGTCAGGACAGACCCTGGTCCTCCTGCCTGACCATGTGTTCCTTCATTACATGGAGGCATTGGGCAGTCAGTGGATG